CACCGAGGTCTTTTGCAACTTCACTCCGCACAGCTTTCGAGCCGATGCTGCAGGTATGTATGTGGGTTCGAGACCGAACACTTCTCGTCCGATGTATGAGACGATGCCGTTGAATCGCATCAACGTGGTGATGGTTGCCGCAGAACTCATGCCCTTAGAAAATCCAAGAAGGGGCTCCTCGAGGGCGAAGATTGTAACAGATGGGAATCTAGCCTTGAGGAGGAGCAGTTCAGTCTTTATCCGATCTGCTTTGTCCCAGAGAGTCACACACTTCTTGAATTCAATCCGATCGAGATACGCGATGTTGGCACCGTTAACAGGTTCCAATTCAGGATCCACAACGCACACTCCCGTGACGGAGGTGGACACATCGAGGCCTAGAATGAGGTTTGACATAATATTTTATTTCAAGACGAGAAAAATTTTCTCCCCTGCGTTACTCCAAGTTGATAATACATCCAAAGTCTATCAATTCTTGGTATTATGATATCTAAAAATCGAGCTGACGGATTCATGTTTATGTCTCCGCTTCCCCAGGGAGATACAATGATAGTATCTCCTTTCCAGAATTCTGGTGGTGTTGATGAAAATAAACCTCCGTCAATGGTGGGTCCTCTTTTTTCACTATTGTCTTGATAGTAACAATTTGAAAGCTCGCCGGACATGCCAGGTATGCATCCTGAAGAAACTACGACATCTACTAAATCATCATAGTTTCTATATCGAGATCTCCACGATCCTGTGAAAGACATCAAGCCCCTGATCGGTATCCACAGTTTTTGATTGTAAAAATTACAATTCCAGTCGTGGGGATGACCTGCACAGGCTTCTGCCATGTATGTCATGTTTCTTTGGTGTCGACCTATGGGCGCAAAAATGCTTTTCTTTGGACCGTAAGGACCATCAAAACAAGAATCAAGACAATTTTCTACACTTGTGTGGGGGTTGCAGAGAAAAGTTGCGACCAAAGCTCCGGCAGAATACCCACCAACGTTACTGAAATTAAATTTTGACTCTTTTATTGCCTGCGCGACGCCGAATGACCAGATGCAGGCATAACCGCCACCCTGAAACCAAATATTTGGATAAACTGACCCCGAGGGATAATTTTTCTCCGTCATTTGTTCGAAAACTGAAGATAAAAAATCATTCTATAGTAAACCTAGTTCCTTTAACTGTATTTCGGTGACTATTCTATATGTCATCCCGTGTTCAGCACACCACAGGAGGGCGGCGGCCATCTTCTTCTTGATCACGGCCTGCTCTAATTTCCTCTTAGGTTTAACCTCGATGAGTTCGGTCCGACCGTCCTTGTACCTCACGAGGAAGTCTGGGTAGTACTTGCGAATCTTCTTGGTCTTCACGTTGGACACGTACTCGATCACTGTCTTCTCGTAGGACCAAAACTCCACATCGGGACTCGCATCGAGGTGGATCATAAGGCGATGCTCCCAGCCCGAACGGAAGCGGCACTCACCGGCGATCGGAGAGGTGTAGGTTCCACGGATGTAGTGTCCCCTCCTCTTCTTTCGCTTCTTCTTGGTGGTAGCCATGTTTAAAGTATTCCTCGTGTCACGAGTTCGTCCCTTGTCAAGACAAGATAGTTGGCTATTCCATTCTCTGGGCAGAATCTCAAGGCTGCTTCGGACTTGAGTTTATTTGCTTCTGAATCGATAAACTGCTTTGGTTTGATCTCCCAGATTTCTTTTCTACCATCTGAGAACTCGACAAAGAAGTCTGGTACGTACCACCGCTTGTGTCTTTGATAATAGTATGGTATTCTAATGCTCTCATAGCTCCATGAAGTAACTTCATGGTCTGAGTCTAAGGATCTCATTGTTGCCAACTCCCACGATGATCGGTATCTATGAGTCAGACCGGTCTTTTCTGAAATGTAGTGGCCGTTCAAGTGATTGTTGTTACCATAAGGCTTGACGGAACCGTCAATCATCTTTAAAGTTCTTAATTCGGACATTCTATTCCTGGTTTCGTCCGAGTGTTTCTTTCCAAACATGCCGTTCTTCTCGCCGACAGGTGGGTTTATCCTCTTAGCTTCTCTCAGTTTCTCTTTTGATTCTTCGCTGTGATGCTTGCCCTTGAAACCAGGAACCCAATCAGGCTGCGCCATTCTCTCCTGAACACTTTCTCTTATCTTCTTCCAAGATTCTTCCGTGTGCATCATGGAAGTGTTGCTCTCGTATAGGTTAGAGTTGTTTGACCTAAAGACTCCGTAGCATTTCCTCGAACACGTCTTGCCCCACTTCCTCTCATTGCCTACTTTTCTCACCTTAATGAGTTTGTCGCAAATGAGACAGGATGTCTCGAGGATTTCAGCACCATAGCCGCCAATTCCACCTCTGTTTGCATAATGGCACTGGATTTTGCAATAGTGGTGATTGGCCTCAAAAGTTTCCTTGAGCCACTTCTTCTCAAAAAGAGATCCGCAACCATCGCATTTTAGGACGAGAGCTCGTGGTGGATTGCCGGAATTCTTTGTTGTGCCTGCATTCTTCCTGGGAAGAATTTTGATTTCTACGAACATGCATATAAGTATGTAGAAACGGGCTAAACCTACCAGTCAAACGCAACCTTAAACAAAATCTTGTCGCCTTCACGCTTTATGATGGGTTGTGCCAACCGGGCCTTCGCCACCACATTCATGTTCTCGTCGTGGAAGTTGAGTCCGGAGATGTAGACGAAAGTGTCTAGATCGGTAGGGTCTCCCGAAGCTCTTAAATTCGAGGCATTTTCTATGTAGCTAGGATTGGAAGAAGAATTCAATAGGCCTGGTCCTGCGAGGATCTCGTACTTCGACGTATACACGTTCTTGACTCCCTTGAACGTCATCTCGTACTGATTCTTTCCAAAGAAATACAGGTGAGGACTCTTTATCAGGACTATTCCCTCGTCGTAAAAGATATTTCCCACTGAGTTTTTCGTGTCGTGAGGTGTGTTGGCGTCGGCTCTATACAAGTTTCCTTGGCTGTCGTCTCTGAGTGTTATTCTCACAGATCCATTGGAACCAGAAAGAGAAGAATCTTTTATCTCAAAAGAACCAGGCAATATCCTCCTGCCGTAGTACAAGTTGCTGATGTTGAAGATGGTGATCTGGTTTGAAGAAGGGTCTCCAGTGCGGTAGTAGATGGCAAGTGGTGCTCCTCTCTGCACACCCCTGTCGAATGTACTGTCCTCAGTGGCTCCAGCGAGAGAAGAAGTGACTGCTGACATGTAGTTCAAATATGCAGTTCCCGGTGGTAGTCCTGGGACGGAGTCGGTCGGACCGTACAGCTGTTCTATGTAAGTGTCGTTGTCGTCTTCCCCCGTAGAACTGACAGTTGTGGGCAATCCTCCGTTTCTTATAGAAGACTCGGACACCAAGTGATCCAGATTGACGTAACTGTAATCGTAAGCGAGGCCGTCAGTGAATCTGTTCGTGAGAGTCTCTCTGGTGAGTAACTCGTAATTGGGAGTGAAGTTGCCGTCGTCGCAAGGCAATATCGTCAAGTTTCTCTTAGCGACTGCACCATTATCGTACAAGAAATCGTTTGCAGCTCTTGCCTGTGTTGTGTGGTCTATCGCAGAGGCCGACAAGTGCAACAAGCGTGGAAAACGTCCTGTCGCAAAGTCTTTGGTGAAATTCTCAAGATTGATGTAGTGTCCATTGACACCGAATGCCATCGCAACATTGAATGGATCGTCCGTCGTTCCGTCTATCTCGAAGAACGGAGTCTGCAGAATTCCTCCGTAGTCTCCAACGAATCTTCTAACCTGTGTGTTTTCGACAAAGAAAGGTGGAACGTAAAAAGCGACGTTCTTCTTACTGAGGGCGTCTAGACCTATGCCTCGTGATCCCGTGACAGACATCTCATAGTCGGACAGAAAATATCTCTTAATCGTGAGGTCATGTACTTCAGCTTTGAGAGGATGATTAAAAGAAGCAGAAACCGGCTGATCGTATGTTGTGTCTGAAGTGAGTCTGTCTAGTCCTTCTCTCCTGGAGGGTCTTACTGCAAAAAATAAGTTTTGTGCGTCGGTTCCTTGATTTTTTCCTTCATAGAAATTTCCAACACACAAGACGTCGGGATTGTTCTTTCCCAAGAAGCTCTTGGGCATTATCGTTCCGGAAGGAATGACAAAGTTGCCACATGTAGTTCCGTCGACAAGGAAGGAACCAGTGCCGTTATTGTAGATGTCTGTTCCCCATCGGACTGTCACACGATGCCAATTATTTCTCGTCAAAACATTGTCGTTTGAGATGAACACAAGATCATAAGGATATGATCCCGGAACTGCTTTTGAAGGAGCGTAATCTGCACTGTGACTTAGCTGTAGTTTCAGCCTAAATCCTTCAGGATAACCATTGATGTCTTTCCTTGATCCCGTGATTAGCGATAGAGCGTAGCTCGAAGACAAGTGAAATATGGTTCCGTCCTTAAAGTGACTGGCATCTATTCCGTCCTCTTTGTAACGAGGATTCATGTAGAAGTCAAAACTAAATGCTCCTGAAAGACAGTAAGAACCGGAGATGTAACCTGTGTGTTCTGGTAGGTCTGGGTCGATAGAGTTGGGATAGAGTAGAACAGAAGAAGTAGGAACTAATTGAGTAGATCCATTGAAAGACGTGAAGAAATTCAAGGAGTTGTAGTTGGTGTATGCCCAATTTGCCTGTGGGTAACTGACCTTGTAGTATGGCATCAAGACGTTCTTGATGTTGTTTTTTATCAGTGTGTAGGCCGTAAAACGAGTCGAGGGTGTAAACCTCTCGACGTCGAGAACTACTTTCTTTCGAGGAGAGTACTTCTCTACGAGAGAAAAATATGAACTCGCTGACCCAGAAATTAGTCCCAAGATGGACCCTTTCGCCAGACGAGTTCCTCTAGACGCTCTCTTGATTTTTTCTGCTGTGTCTTCGAAATTAGTGTCGTTTACTCTCAGATCACTAAACTCTACAGAAGTGTCCTTCTCTGTTTTAGAGAGTCTCGGAAAGACTTTTACTGAGCCGGTTACTCCTGACACAGAACTTGACAGATAGTGACGATTAGGTGTCGTTACTACTGTGAAGTACTCTACGTCATTACTTGTGACCTTGATGACAGACATTTTATCATCTTAGTCCATTAGAAGTCGAGTCTAACTCTAAAAGTCAAATCTCTTCCAGGATTCTTTTCGACGGGTCTGCTCAATTTAGCGACTGCCAAAAGACCTGGTGCATCTGATGAGCTGTTGTCATACAATCCGATCGTAGTAATATACGTGAAGGACTCTTGATTGTTATCATCGAGAGCTGGGTCGTATATTGAGAGTCTTCCTTCATTGGTTCCTGTCTGAGAAGAATCAATGTAAGTAGGATTTGAAGAGAAGTTGAACTCATCTGCCGTTGCTCTACAGAATATGAGAGAAGAGTTTATGTTTGTCACATTTTGGAATGTGATAGAAGTCTCTTCTTCCATGCCCATTCTTGAGTAACAGAAGTGGTCCACGATGTCGTCTATGCACCCTGACACTATGAGATCAGGAATGAATTTTGCTGTCAAAGCTCCAGCAGTTCCGTCGCCGCCGAGCATCATTACTCCAGTTGGAGTCATGGCTTTTATGGACCCAGATGCGAACTGAGAACCAGATATGCATTTTTCGACGTCGAGGACGACGATTCCGGAGTCGTAGTACAAGAGTCCGACTGCCTTGGATGTGTTAGAAGCGTTGACGAGATATCCGTACTGACCTCCTGGCGAGAAGTATCTTGCTTCGGCAGAACCTATGTCAGTGAAAATTGCTTGTCCTTGCCTGGACCCTGAGTACAAGTTTGTGACGCCGTTGCTGGTGAGGTCGGGAGGCATGTCACTTCCGCCTGACTTCGTCGGGAAAGAAGCAGACTGAAAGAATTTCATTGCAAAAGTCTCTCTCTTTATCTGGTCTCTTGCGAAGAGCCTCTTGAAAGCAATGAACAGAGCAGCGTCGACCCTGTCTGTGTTGACTCCTGCTGAGGTCACGTCTTGAGGTAGAGAAAATACCCCGTTTCTATTGCCTAAGAGAGTCTGTGCAAACTGTCCGTATATGTCTGTTTTCTCTCTCATCATGAGAGAGTTGCTCGGATACAGATACTTCCCGTTGTCGTCGACACCAGACTTAGCATTGTCAGCATATCCTGATGGATTTGACGTCGGTGGCGCAAGACCAAAAGTTACATCGAATACGGGGTTGGAAGTTTGAAGAGTGAAATCTTGGTCGTAGACTGTCTGAAAGAGAGAAGACGTAACTCCAGGACCTATGCCGCCTGTGACGAAAACTTGATACTTTCTTCTTGTTGTGGATCCGCTTACATCTTCTGCTATGACGTCGATCAGCTGATTTAGAAAGGAACGAGTCGTCTTCTTGTATCCGTTGCCTCCCGAAAGATCTTTGTATGTAGTTGCCATTTCTGATTATCCTTAAATCATCCTAGAGCGGTGTAAGTTACTGGGATCTCAAGAGTAGTTCCCAACTCATTGGTTACTTTTACGTACGTAGTTATCCGACGTTGTGTCGAGCTTATTCTCTGTCCATATATCTGGAGAGTAGTGGCATCGATGGTCTTTGATGTCAAGCTAAAAGTGACAGTGGACGAAGATGTAGAACTTAATTTGTATCTCTCTGTCCTGTTTGCATCGGTAGGAGAAGAAGACACAAGAGGCACTGCGCCTCCACCGTTGTTTCCAACTGATAAAAATCTTCCAGAGACAGTTATGTCAAACTTTGTTAATGTACTTGCAAAATCTGTCTGCAAAGTTGCTGGGTCGGCCGTGTTTCCTTTGTATCTTACAGTTATGTTGACAGGTGCCGTAGTAATGCTTGTAGCGTTTCCTGAATTTGAAGTTGCTTGTCCTAGAACAATCGGTGTTACAGTTGCGCTCATGACGGGGAGCCTGACAGTTCTTAGAGTTGCATTGTTACTAATTCCAATGAGAGGAAACTTAAGAGCTATGTTCTCATTGGTCAAAGCTTCGAAAATAGGTGTGTTTTTCTCTATCTTCTCTTTCCCGACTGTTCTTCCATATTTCTTTATGATAGTATAATCGACTTCATCGTCGCCGAAAGCAAATTTTGCTATTTCGAAATTTGATCCACCGAGAGCAAGTTGACTTCTACCATAGTCAGTCAAAACGGCATCGAGAATTATGTTATTTGTAGAATGATCGAGGTAACCCATGTTTCTTCGTTCTGCTCCTGCTCCACTGTAAGTATAACGTCTTTTTTTTTGTGACTCTCTACAAAGTCGTAAGACCGCTAGAGTCTTCTATGTTTATTTTTACTAACTGCATTTTTTGATTGTCGAGATTTATCATCTGCAAGACGTAGTAAGGATTTCTGTCAATAGGAGTCTTTGCTTCAACTACCTTGAGTGTTGCATTTCTTCTGCTGTCAGTTAATTTTAAATATTCGGGTGTAAAGTAAACAGACAAACTCCTCGAGTTGTCTCCCGAAACGCTGATTACATCCTTAAAAGTGTCGACGTTCAACTTTAAGTTGGGGTACTGCTTGGGGCACCCTGAAGCACAAACTGTCGACACCACAAGTTTGTTTTTGTAGCTATCAAAAGTAACTCTGTACTGGGTGGAATAGTTAGAAATCATTCCGTGTGCGTCGACGCTGCAGATAGCGTAGATGTACTCAGAAGACGTGTAAAACTCTGGGTCCACCACGAAATCTAAGTCTACGTGTTCGTTAACTATGACTTCGCTATTCTTGACCAGATAGCGAAGTTCAGGCTTCATCTGTTGCAGATTGTTTGCATCCACTACCTCGGAAGTCTTGAACCTCTGGCCGCCGGGACCGGGTATAGTATCGTCAAAACCATACTGAGCAATCAGTTCAAAAGGATGTTTTATGCTTGCTCTTCTGAACACCTGGAACTGCTTTATGTCCCTCTGTGGGTTGACAGGAGATTTCCAAGTGACAGACAAGCTTCTCTTCTTGTAGTCGAAATAGAATCTTATGTCGGATGGTTCTGGTGGTGGGACATTCTCTATGGTCTGTATTTTAGTGGCAGAACCTCTTGAACTTACGTACACTAAGGCTTTTTTTACAGAACTTGTATTAGACTCGTAAAGAAACATCTTAAGAGATGCGATTGTTTTTATGACATAGACATAGTTCTTTCCGTAGGAAACTGCTGTGTCATTAACGACAGTATTGTCAGCTCCCTCTAGATAAAAACGATTAATTTTTTTGAACGATCCGTTGTCGTAGAAGTATTTGTCGACTGTGTAACCAATTATTTCAACAGAATTGCCGAAATCTTCTCCGCCAGGTGAATCTATAAAGACCGGGCGAAGTGGATTTCCAGGGGTAGACCCAGCAGTTATCCCTTGAACTGAATTCTCGTACGACACACTCATCGTCTGAAGATCTTCTTGACTTTTTTGAACAGACTCCGAAAAAATATCTGATATCACTGAGTTGTTGAGCTTTATGTTCAAAGTTAGAGATTCGATGATCGATCGAAGAAGATCATCATTATCGGAAAGCTTTCCCTCCGAATTGTATACCCTGAGCCCCAAAGCTGTTCTTGGAAAATCGGAAAGTGTCTTATAAGAATCAGATATGGATACTAGGCTCTGAGCTTTCGATTCAACTGAAGAATTACTAGTTTGGGACGCAATCCTTCTCACTTGAAAGTTTGCCATCTTCAGCATACTCTCTGCATCAAAACTCGACATTCTTGTGAAATTTTCTAAGTCAGATGCTCCCTGCTCTATCGCAGACACGTTAGAAAATGTGTGATTTAGGTATCCTAAATTGAAGTAGTTGTCCTCAGACATTATGAGGCCCTTGGAGTCTGCTTCTTCAATAGAGACTATTCCAATAGTTTTTCCACTACTTAAAGTCCTTTCTTGATAGCCATTGAAAGACAGTGGTGGCTTCCTCCAAGACACGGTGACGTATCTCGCTATTTTATCCAACCCGGCGGAAGGACCCAGTGAACCGTACGAGTTATCTGATACTCTCTCGTCTTTCAAGTAGTAATTGTACACAAAACTTGAAGTTTGACCAGTAACCTCGGGTATATCAACATCATCTATTGATTCTGAAGGATCTGAAAGTCTTAAGCTTGTTGAAGACATAGTTTTACCTTAATTGACGTAACTAGTGCTTAGCCGCGGGCGCCCTCGTAGGGCTCGATAGAGACAAAAAACTCTTGAAAAGAAACTTCACCAGGACGGGTGTCTTCTCTAACGATTATTCCAGAATTTGTCATCATGAAAGGTCCTTTTATCAGTTCTTCTTTTCTTCTGGGTGTCAAGACAGAACTTTCTACGACAAAATCGTCTGGGTCTACTAAGACATGAAAGACTCTATCGAATTTCTTAGGATACAGGACTTTCTTCTGCTGCCTAAAGGCGCTTGTTAAGTAACTCTGGGACCTCAAGTAGGAAACTGTAGTGTCTGAAAGCTGTACCGTAGTCTGAGTATTCGTCTGTGGTATTGCCGCTGTCGCCGGCTGCGGTCTTTGTATGGGAACACTAACAACATCGCCGTTGAGTGGATCGATAAATTCGGCAACGTTCAGGTTACCGAATTGTGTGCTGCCTCGACGAAGTGCTTCAATCAATCTCTGATACGATGTTGTGAGATCAGTGTCATTCAATTTGTTGTAATTGTAGAAGTCTGTCTCATTAAAAGAAACATCGGTGTACCACTTCAAGTACTCCTCGCAAAGAAAGCTTTTGACGTGATTGTTGTAAACCGTAGAGATGAACTGTCTCCTGGCTTGCGGGTCTGTGATGAAGTCAGAAAATTCTTGTACGTCTGTTGGTACTAGACCACTAAGTTGTTCTGCTTCGTTAACATTTTTGTGGACATAGAAGCGATTCTGTGTCGAGCTGTAGTATTTTGTCGGTATAGATGTAATTTCTCTTCCTTGAGAATCTCTCGAATTTAATTCCCAATTTCTCAGTGATCTCGTTGGAAATCTGTTCATGTCAAAAACGTACTCTATCGGTCTAAAGAGTACGTCTGGATAAAGCCTGTCCAATTTCCAGACTTTAAGTCTTACGTGGTTCGACATGACTTTGTTTTTTCTGGATTGACTCGACTGTAATTTTTCGAGTAGACCGTCAGGAATTCCGACCGAAATGATCCTCTTGTTGTTTCCTTTGTTGGGACTAAACTCCGATCTCTTATAGAAGGAGGATAAAAGCTTGAAAGAAACCATTCCTAAATCATCTATGGGAAGCAAGTCTGTGAAATTTTCTTTGGGAAGAAGACCTTCTAGAGTAGGATCCAAAGACTTGAGGCTGTTGGTGTTGGTCTCTTCTTGTAAGATTCTGTCTCTTAGTTCACCGTGAGCATGATTTAAAAGTTTTAGTTGGTTCTTGTGTAGTGACATCTTCATGAGTGTCTTCTTGACTCTGTTGGAGTCTGATTTCACCCAAACTGCGTCGACTTCTTTCACAAAGATGCTTTCAAAAGTCTGAAGGTAGCCATAGAGACGTCCATCTTTCAGGAATCTCTTTGCATTAGACACCTGAGTGTCTATTCTGTTTATGAATTGAGTCAAGAGCGTCACGTATTCGATCTTCTCTCCCGCGTCTTCGAAGGACTTGTTGTAGACGTATGAGATTTTCTCCAAATAAGGCCTTATGGGACCGGTGCCCGGATAAGTCAAGTTGAAATATTCGAGCTTTTGTTCTTCAGTGGGAGGCGTGACAGATATCCCTAGAATTTTACCTTCGTCTGCTGGTTGCGAGAAAGGATTGTTCATTGAATTGTTATGGATGTCCACCTCAAAGAAGCACTTAAATGTCTCTGGTGTCTGCATCGATACTACTCTCAAGAGCATGTCGAAATAAGAATACAAGAAATTACCGACGCTCAATCCTGAATATGCAGTCACCTTCTTGCCGGCTACGATCTTGTATATCGACGGATCTTTGTAGACTGCAGTTAGAAGACGCTTGATCACGGGGAAAAAGTAACCTGTTAGCATCAATCGGACAGTCCCTGCGTATGTGCCTCGCGCGATCGATGAGCTGTATGTTTGTACGTTGATGATTGCGCCCTTGTTTCTGTCCTCTTCTAGTCTCTCTTTAGTGTACTTTTGAAAAATGGAGTAGACGTTCTCCACTATCTTGCTCTCGTAGAAGTCTATGGAAGTCCTAAGAGACCCGGGTCGATTGTCGGCCTCTATTATCTGTGACATGAACCACAGGAACAAGTTGGTCTTCAAGGTCTTTACTCTATTATCTCCACTCAAGGCCAACTTGCAGAGAATCGACTGAAACCTTTGTACCGAACCTTGTGAGGAGAATTGAGGTTTACCTATGAGATCTTTTAGCTTGAGGTAGACACTACCGGGAGCTGTCCCCTCGGCGCACATTTCATCGATGGCGCTGAAATTTCTGTGTGACTCGGCGATAAATGATGAGTCATTTATTGCGCTGCTTGCAAGTCCTAGCACATTTCTATAGTTGACGCAGTAAGAAGCGAGAAGCGTCAAGTACTCGTCTGTAGGAGGCGTCGTGAGTCCGTTATCGATAGTCTGTTCTATGTTTTTCTCGAAGAAATATCGGAATCCAGAGACCGTGTCAGCAGGAGGTGATGACTCGAAAGTTAAAACTTTTGTGCCCTTAACCAATGAGTCAGGATAATAGTATTGACTCAAAGAACACAGCGCAGATGTCTCGAAGAGTGCCGACGCTCTATAGGGAACTATCTTGTCGGTAATTCTGTCGGGTATGTTTCCAAAGATGGCGTCCCAGAACTTATAGTTTCTACCGTCGTCAGGACTTTCATATCCAAGAATGTTTCTATTGTCGACTGTCGCTTGAGGTTTAGAAAAGTACAGGGAGTACCTTATTTCCTTCATTACATTGACGACCGAAAAGAGACAGTTTAATTGATCATCGCCCATAGAATAATTTGCATTGAAATCGTCCTGTTGTATGTTCTCTACTTTGGAATGTCTTGAGTACTGTTTCTTGTCCGCATCAGAGATGGACGTTTCCATAAGTGGATAAAGATCGGACGCTTTTTTAAGAGTCTCTACGTCTGTGACGAAAGAAATGTCAGTCGTGTAAGGATTTAAGTACACTCTTGGTTGGTCGGCACTATTCTTAGAAATTTGAACAGGACTATTGTCTTCACTGAGATTTGTTCTTCGAGAATATTCTCTCACAGAAGGTGAATAAGACAGTAGACTTCTCTTCGCCTCGACTAGTGTCTGAAGCCACAGCTTGCTCTCAGAGTACTTCTGTACTTTTTGCGTGGAATGACCATGAACACTCAAGAATGAAAAGAAGTCATTGGGGAATGCGACTGAGTGTTCAAAAGAAGACGGTAAGATGTCGTATTCAAGACCGTAAAAGTCTTTAGTGAATTTTTCTATATTTGTAGAAGATTCTCCAGATGGACTCAAAGACCGCAAAAAAGAATTAAGAACTGACTTGCTCTCTCGAACTAGTTGCAAGACGGGTAGACTCTGGGAGAGAGCAGTTATTGCAGTCGCTGCAGTCATAAGTTTTGCTTCTTCTTTTGTCTGCAGCGACCTTCCTTGTGATGAAAGGGCAAAAGTTGTGGAATTATTAGATGATTCCTGATAGACTGGTATGAATTCAGAGGTCAATACTATTGTAGGCTGCCCCTCTTTGAGACCGGTCAAGTAGAAGTAGTCACTGTCTGGGGAGCTAAGCGGGACTATAGGATCACCTTGATTAGCAACCTGTGGTTGACCGCTTCCAGGTGGAGGCGATACGGGAAGTCTCTGCACCGTGAGGTCTTGTTGCTGAAAAGGTGTAGGCAAAATCGGCTTTATCTCAAGAGGAACTCTTGCAATCAAGTCGAGAGTCTGGTTTATGGGGGCAATTATGGGACTGCCGTGCAAATCTCCATTAGGTACTACAGACTTCAAAGAAGTCCCTGCAACTACTCTAGAAGAGCTAGAGCTCTTGAAAAAATCTTTTGGGTCATTTTTTGTTGGCATTTTTACCTTGAGACTATTGCAAGTGTAAGTCGATTAGACGACTGTGAGTCTGGAGTCTTTAACGTCTATCTATTTCCTAAAAATACTCCGTCTGGTCTGGGAAGTAGAGGGTCTGAGAAAACAACAGGAATTTCAATGACTCCTTGCGTTACCTGGGGCATCAATATTCCATCTGGTCGGAGGACGATTGGTTCCGAGTGTGCAGGTGTGTCTATGTCAAACTCTGAAGTTATTGGTACTACTGTGTAGTAAATGCTTCCTAAGTCTCTTGAAGACAATTCATGATAAATGTAGTTATTTTTTGTCCTTCCAACGAAGCTTCTATAACCATTGACGACCTTCATCACTACGAAAGAGTCATAAACACTGCTGTAGTTTGATATGTCAAAATCCCAATCTATTCTGTTCGTGTTTCTGTCTATTCTTGTCGCAATCACACGAGTGACAGACGCGAATTCACCAGACCCTTGAATTGTCACTAAGTTCTTCTCTCCGAGTGGTTTGGCTGTAAAATTAGAGTATTCAGACAAGATTGGAAGATCTTCACTGTCCGTTGCAGGCATCGTTCTGTATCCGTTGATGCTTGGATTGTTCCATTTGTAGGGAACATAGTAGTAGGTCTTTGACTCGGAATCTTTGACTGACAGGACGTACCTCCGCAAAAGAGTTATGGGATCTTTTTCGTAAGTAAAGACTTGATATGCATAGGCATGCTGCGGGTTTATATCGTTTATGTTCTTCTTTGACCTAGTATTACGGTCATCAATAAAAGTTCCATCGCTTATTATGTCAAAAACAGATCTTTCACCCGTGTTGAGGTCTGTTCTTACTACTTCATGAACGTAGAGATTGGCGTAAATCGGCTTTTCATATGAAGGCGTGGCGGCGCCGGAGCTCGATTGATTCGCAGGGCTCTGTAGACTATCGTAAATTTCTTTCAGTTCAGGTCTGCTCCTTAATAATTCTACTACTCTAGCGTTCTCGTTTGGTAGAACAACAGTTTCTAACTTGAACGAAACTTTATAGTCGTTTCCTTCGGAGATTTTTTTAAGTTCAGTAAGACGTACGTCTACACCTGAAGTTTGCTGTGACACACGAGTATTTTGTGTCAGAACTACTTCAGAATTTAACTTCTCTGAATAGGGAAGGTCGACTTGAACGAAATACTCGGTGTACTGAGCAGGATTCGGATCAGTAATCTTTGAAGTAAAATTACCGGTATTGTTATTGTCGGCACCGAGATCTAATGATGCATCCGCCGAAAAATCGTTCCCAAGAGAACCTTCACTGACCACCCTCCTAAACAAAGTTAGACGCTGGGCTTCTTTAGGAATGTTGTAGACGGTAACTTCTACTCGGGGTGCGTCGGAGGGGATCGGCTTACAGACTATAGAGAGATTTCCTGTAGAAGAATGACCAGGCCCAATCATTATGTTTGTGAAAACATTGGACTCTTCTCCATTGGAAGCAACAGGAACGACTCTTATGACCGACAGATTGGAATTAGGACTTATTCCTGCGGACAATATCTGATCATTGTTGGCTATTTCGTCTATCAAAACGTAAGAAGTGGTCTCTCCACTCGGTGTAATGTCTTTTGAGTAGACCTTGAAACTAGCTACTTTCCCTCTCTGTTCTTTGTCGACTATGGTGATGAATCCGCTCCTAATGAAACCACTAAGAACACTTGTGTAAGAAACAATAGGTGGATTTTGTATGCTCTCGAACGCCTCTGTGTGTCTTTTTAAGTCTAGAGGTTTGACTATTGTCTCTTCGGGAACATTTGACTGTATTCGATAGAGTTGGTACACTACTTCAAGTGCTTCACTTTTCAGTGTTTTATTGATCTTCAATGTGGTAGTGAACTCAAAATCTGTCAATTGTCTAATGACGCTGCTTGTAGAGTAGTTTTTAATCGAGTCTTCATCAGGTCTTCTTGCAACGTCGTCCAAATAATACTTGACTATTCCACCATAAAGTGATCTACTTCTTTTTTTGAGAGTATTGGTTGTGTAAGCCTCAATAACAGAGGGTACAGTTGGAGAAGATAAGGAGGACAAATTTTCTTCTGTCACGGGCTCAGTTATGTCTGTCAACTCTCTATTAATTTTTTGCAATAGATTAGAGGGATCTATTTCGACGTACGGGGGCGAAGAAGAACGCTGAGGAGAACTTGCGGTCTCAACAAGAGAAGGAACGTTATAGAACTGGTTTAGCTCTTCCGTAGAAAGAGAGATTGTTATGTCTTTTGTTGCTACTATTTCTTCTCTCTTGCCGGCATCCTGAACTATTTGCATCCCAGAATAAAGTTTCTTCTCCAAAGAAGAAGGAAGAGGAGGAAAGCTTAGGCCAAAAGTACTGTTTAGATACGCTGTGTTTATCTGCTGAGGCACTTCTGAAGAAGTCTGACTGGATGCTGAAAAATCTTGAAGGGCATTTTCAGGAAGTGATACTCTTGTTTGACCGATAGCAAGGGGTTTTCTCCTGATGGAGACTACAACTTTGCTGAAGTCATTTATGTTCTTTGTACCAGAAGACTTTTTTATCTTTACCTTGACTTCAGAGTTGTAGTAGGTCCTCACGTCATTAGGCCCATAGGAAGCCTTAGTCGTTCCTACGATCTCAAAAAAATTATTGTCTTCGACGCTCATTAAGAGATCGAAGTTCGGGGTAGGAATGTAGTAAGGTATCATCTCGATTCTTCCTCCTCGGGATTAGAACTGACTCTAGAAAAAACTAGTGTGAACATGTTGACAAAACACACAGTTCCTCTGTCATCTATGTAAGTTTTCCCCACAAAGAAAACTCTCTTGGTGACGGCAGTAGGCTCTTGAGCGTCATCCATCACGTCTCCAAAATCTACCACATCGAGCTTGTTGACTTGGTCTGAAGTAACTTCAAAAAACTGTCCTATGATCCTGTTGTTCCTAGAAGTCTTGGTAAAAATGATCGGTGGCTTTACGTCTTTGTAAACGGACAACTCTGTCTTCAATTTTTCATATGTCAGCTTCTTTTCGTTGTCACCCCAAGACGGGTATGCACCAGGACCGCCGAGAAGAAAACCACTCAAGTTTTCTAGTTTTGACTTATCAGGTATCTCAGAACTTGAAGCTTTTACTATGGGCGGAAGGTAGAGAAAATTGTCGAGATGACTGACTTTATTGTCATTGAAGAGTGATTGAATAGAATTGACAGTCGGAGGAGAGTAACTGTCCGCTACTAGGTCGGCCGTGAGAGAATTCTGAAGACTAAAGTTCAACTCATTGTTCGATAATTCGAACTGGTCGTCTTCAAATAACCTGTTGATGGTCGATATGGTTTGCAAATTAACAAAATTGTCTAAAGAAGATGCCAATGTACCAGTTATCTGTGAAGCAAAACTGGCATTTGCAACTTCGTCCACCATCAATGTTCCGCCGGCGGCCATTTGTCTCAGTCCTAGACTTTTTCTAAACGAACCGTCTGCTGATCCAGTGAACTCCAAGACTAAGTTGGGTAGTGTAATGTCATTATTATCAAGATACGCAATGCTTCCCACACTATAACAGCTAACAGAGGGACCGCCTCTACTCCTTAATCCTTCTATGGATCCTGAAATAGCAGTTGCAAATGATTCAGAAGTAAGGCCGCTTTGGGTCCCTATCTTGGCTTTCCAAGGAGCGGAGCTTGTAAAGTCAATGGCGCCGCTACTTCGGTTTGGGTCTATTAGAACGCTTCCTGTCAGGCCTGTGATGTCAGAATAGTTGAATCCGCAATCTTTGTCAGTTGAAACTCTGTCTATATCAAAAGTCTTGACTGATCTGCCATTTCTATACTGATAGACTACAAGCTGCCCGTTGACCAATTTCCCTGTCACGATTGAAGGTGGCACACCGTCTTTCGGTGGAGGAAAAAAATCGTAGTTTACAGTTATGTCTTGCTTTCTAAAAGACAGCAACTTCCCAGCATCATTCGCCTCAAAAGTTATCTGATCCTGAGGCAGATCACATGCTTCAAGATACAGCTTGTCTGTGGGATCTTCATGACCATTTACCGAGTCAGGTACGTAAGAGACACCGGTGTCAGTAAAAGTGACATAAGAGACTTCAAAAGTTCCCTCAGCCATCTGACGACGTCCGTCAACCGTCAGAATAGCATCAAGTATTCTCGACTTCTTGTCTAAGATTCCGCTCATAGTTCTACGTAGAAATATGGTGCAACATGTAGTTGTGTACCATTTTACAGAATCTTAGAGGCTAATGTTGCCAATTCGCTGCGCTCTCCCTTCAAGAGAGTCACATGACCCGAGATATCGTAGTCCTTGAACCTCTCAACTGCATGTGTGAGTCCGTTGGTGAACGTGTCGACATGGTTGTTGTCAATCTGTTCCACATCTCCTGTGAGTATGATCTTCGTGCCTTCACCGGCACGAGTTACTATGGTTTTTAATTCGTGCATCGAGAGGTTCTGGGCCTCATCAATGATGATGAAGGCATTGGGTATGGATCGTCCTCTGATGAAGGTGATCGCCTCCACCTCGATGAGGCCCTTCGATTGCATCAACTCGAGGAATGGATCCTTGCTGAGACCTGAGGTTCCACTTCCACCCATCGTCTCATCGGCCTTCTTTCTGCCCCTCGTTGGTCCCTTCTTGCCAGACTTGCTGTTGAGGAGGTACTCGAGGTTGTCCCTGATGGGAGCGATCCACGGCTCCATCTTCTCGGCGAGGGTGCCTGGGAGGAACCCGATGTCGCGACCGACAGGTTGAACTGGGCGTGACACGATGAGTTTCTGGTATGGACCTTCATTGCCCATTGCCTCGAGCTGCTCGAGGCCGGCCGCGATGGCGATTAAAGTTTTTCCGCAGCCGGCCTTACCTGTGAGGGTCACCAGCTTGACACTGGGATCCATCAGGAGTTCGATGGAAAATGTCTGTTCTTTATTCCGTGGTTTCACACCAAAGACTTGATCGATTTTTCTGAGGTGGTGGAGCATGTCGCCTTTTGCGCGAGCGATCGCAGACTTGATGGTGTTGCCATCAGGGTCCACGCACTTGATCACCACGATCTGGTTTGGGTATAGCTTTTCAGAAGTAACATTGTCCACGTGGATCGATTCACGAGAGGCGTAGAACATGTCCACAGTCTCGTAAGGAACAGTAAAAACCTTCACGCCTGTGTAGAGGTGTTCGGCAGAATCAGTAGCCCTGTTGGACAGATAGTCCTGCGCTTCGAGTCCTAATGAGGAACACTTGACACGGACGTTGATGTCCTTAGACACAAGGATTGCCTTTGGTACCTCTTTACGAAGCATCAGTGCAAAACCAATGATCATATTGTCCACTGAGGAGCCAAGGACTAGTTCAGGTGGAAGAAGTGCACTGTACCCTGTAGGAGATGACATCACCTTGAGAGTACCACCGGGAGGAAGAGACACACCGTCCCTGAGGGAACCAGATTCACTGATCTTGTCGAGGATCCTGTTGACTTCTCGAGCGGCGCGACCCACTTCATCGGAGCGCCCCTTGTGTTTGTCAAGTTCTTCCAGGACGAGGATCGGAATGATCAGGTCGTTGTCCTGAAAGTTATTGAGGCAGTTGGGGTCGCTCAGAAGGACGTTGGTGTCGAGGACATATGTTTTCTTCATGTGGTTTCAAGTGCAACTTATACAAAAGCTGTTCCTTGCTAAAATATCATACACAGAACTATGAGCAACACACACGAGAAAAAAATAAAGTTACCTGTTGTTGGAATGACTTGCTATGAGGCTGTTGACAAGCACAACAGCAAGTGTGAGAGAAAGTCGTGCAAGCAATGGGTAGATTTCCCTCAAGGAAAAAATTGTCTAATGATAACAACTCAGGCCGGACCTTTAACCCTAAACGAGATAGGGAAGATCTACGGCCTGACGAGGATGAGGATCTGTCAGATAGAAAAGAACATCTATCAGAAGATTAGAAGTTTTATTCGTCAATAGGAGCAGTAGGAGACGGCTCTTCAGACTTCTTCTTCTTTGGAGGAGGAGACTTCTTCTTAATCGACTTTTCAGTTAAAGATGTTTCTTCTTTGACAACATTTATAGCTTCAATTTCTTGCGATACGACCAATTCCTCTTTTTCAGAGTTAGTCGTTTCTATTTTTGAAACATCTGCTTTTGCCGTCTTCACTTCTGACTTCTTTTTCTGCACATAGGATCCATTCTTCCCAGCAGTATAAGCTACGCTAGTATCAAGACCTTTATCGGCAAGGTCTCTGAGTATTACTGATCTTGCTCTCATGTTCATGTTGACCTCAAAACTGATGAAGCTCCGTTAGGAGCTTCATCTTTTTTTCACTTATCTTCCTTCTTCGTCTTATCAGTATCGAGCGTTAGCTTCACAAGCTCCTTAGCGCTTGTCTGAAGTTGTCGAAGGCCCTTACGAGCCCGGACACCAGCAGCCGCTACGCCCTTTGCGTTCTTGGCAACATCGGCCTCGAGAGCTTCAACTAGGGACTTCAACTCACTCCACTTCGATGCAATTGGGTTATCACTCATTTGTTAATGTGACCTCCTGATTCAGGAATATATGGCCACACTCCACAAAGTAAACCTATTTGACGAAGGATGACCTGAACTCCTGTGGAAACATGTGGAGGTTTCGAGAGTAGAACCTGTCCCAATCGGCATCGAGAATGTAGGAGACTGCGTGGTCTTTCTCGTTTCGGATGGATCGACCGAAGGCCTGGATCACTGACTTCGCAGTCGTGTAGGGATACCACATCTTGTCCTTCTCCATCCGCTTCTTGATCACGAGGTCTCCGAGGTACGGAAAGGGAACCTTGCAGAGTATCTGAAAACGTGAAGCATCATCGGCGAGGTCAACGCCCTCCATCATCGATGGAGACAAGAGAACCGTAGGTTCGGAGCAGGTCACATGGAATTTAAGCACCTCGTCCCTGTTGCCAGACTCGTGTGTGAGGAACCTGTTGGTCTTTACGTTCTCGACTAGATACTTGGCAACTTTATAGTTGGCAGTATGGATGATGCCCTTCTCATTCGGATGTTTATCGAGTATCATCATGACCGCCTCGGCCATCACCGGAAGGGTCTTGTCGATGGCATCTCTGCCCATGGAACCCACGGGAATGTAGTGTGCCGGTCTGTTCTCCACGGGGAAGGGAGATCCGATGCGGAGGTAGGCAACATCGGCAGGATCTAGGCCGATGGATTTGCAGAACACCTCGTGGTCCACAACGGTGGCACTCATCATCAGCGTTCGAGCACCAGATCGAAGGAACACCTTCTGTGAGTATGGTCCCAGATCCACAGGTTTGAATTCGAACTTACGGGCTCCCCTGCGATTGCCCTCCTGTGGATAGGCCACATTCATCACCCAATTGGTTGGGTTGTACACCTCGATGAACTGATCAATCTTACCTGTGTGCTTCTCGAGCATCTCGTACTGCTTCGAGAACTCACCTTGGCCTTCAGAATCTGAGAGCCTCACGAGGTTCTTCTCCAACTCTCTAACGTACTTGTTCACCGCCTTGCGGTACGGGCCCTTCACCCACTCGAGAACTGCCTCCTGTGTGTCCAGCTTCGGTATCTTACACTTGAGAACATCTCTAGCGAACTTCTCAGAGAAACTCACCTCGATGAACTTACCCAGCTCTGTTTCCGTGTTGTGGCACTCATCAACTACCAGGAGGGCTCGAGGAGTTAACTTTCCTGCGTACGTGGTCTCCGCCAGAAAATAGGAGAAATTCGTGATGGAGATTGGACACTCGATAAAGTCCTGTTTTTCCAGGGAGTACGTGCACTCATTCTTGCAAGTCTTCGCGAAGTCTGTGCCGGCCACCTGCTTGCCAAGTTTCTGAAGCAACCGCTTCGATTCAGAACAAGAATTATCGGAGTAGTGCTTGCATCGGTAGTTGGATGCTGACTTGATGGTGCGGATGAGGTTTCGTCCGGATTGAGGCCCAAAGTCATCCATGTACTGTTCCTGGAGAACCTTCTGGGTGGTGATCACGTATGCACCGGTGAGAGGCATTCCCTCCTCATCCTTAATCACAGGGGCGTGGGCCTCCATGTAACGGGCGATGCAGATACCTGTGGCGGACTTTCCCGTCCCCGTTCCCATTTCTAGGAGGACTGCCTTCTTGCCGGACTCATAAGCATCGAGAGCGAATTCAATCGCCTTTCGTTGTTCGGGACGGATACGGTCAAATGGAAAATACCTCACGTAGTCATGTTTAGGCATGTTGGCCTGACATTATACCACGTGAGGTACAGTTTGCACAGGTGTCAGTCACCGATGATTTTGTCCACGATCCCGAGTTTAACGGCCTGTTCTGGCAGGAGGTAGAAGTCGTGTCCGGACTTCATGATCTTCTCGATCTCGGTCTTGGAGCCCTTTGTTTCGCGGACGATAGCATTCACCATCTGGTCCTGCATGCGCTTGTGTTCCTTAGACTCATTGATCACCTCGAACACATTACCTCCAACTCCACCGGAGATAGGATGAATCATCACTCGAGCATTCCGACCGATCATCCTCTTTCCCTTGGCACCGGTTGCGAGGAGGAGTACTCCTGCACTCATCACCTTTCCAAGGGCAATCGTGTGGACTGGACATGGGAGGAACTTGATGGTATCGTACAGTGTGAACATCTCGTCCACCGATCCGCCATACGTAGAGATCACGAGGTGGATGGGCTTATGATTCTGCGATGCGAGGTGGAGTAACTGAGCAACCACCAAGGAGATGGACGCCTCGTTAACTTCACCGTGGAGGACCACGAGGCGTTGAGAGTCTCCCATCGCGATGCCCATGGTTGTGGAAGATTCATCGCTGTTACTCTTGTTGCTGGTCACTCTCGCGGAGTTTGTAACTTGTCTTCCCATCACTCGTCTCCTTCGTTTGCACCGTAGATCTTGGAGATGAAGAGGTCCGACCCCTTGAACTCCTTCACGAAACCTGTGAGCTCCTTCATCTCTTCCACGTTCTCGAGTTCTAGGCCGAGGTAGTAGATGATGAGCCACCGTTGCCGGTCGCTGATTCCGAAGTGGTTGATCTCACGAACTATCTCGTGGGCCACCTTGTTGTCGGCGGCCAGCTTCTCAGACTCCAGTTGTCCGTATATCTCTGACATGTTTACTCCGATGGTACTGCGACTTCTTCTCTTGTGAAAGGTTCCACCTTGAAGAAAGTCTCACTCATGATCCTAACATACTTTCCCTGCTTTATACCAGCCTCTTCTTCGACGGCGAGGACGACAAAATTTCCCCACTGCTTGTTCTCGAGGATGAATTGAGCTTGTTCCCACGTTGGAAGATCACAATTGTTGCGCTCGAGGATGTCAGAGAGGTTGGGAGGAAGAGATGTCTTCACGTCTTCAATCTTGACAATGGAACCCATGGCTTCTTTGCCAGGAAGGATCTCAGAAGTGCATATATCTGTCACCTTATGGATGATACCGCAGTTATTGCACTGAGCAAACTTCACCTTCACACTTTCGTCATCTCCTATGACAGAAAATACCAAAAACTGATGGACTGGTGGGTTAGGAAAGACTTTGTATTGAGGTAGGACGCACCTACACTTAATGAGATGTCTCTGACCTCTCATTAGAAGTACTTCTTGATTGTGTTTTGAAAGTTCGGAAGAGTTTTTTGATACGTCTGATCTACAGAAAGAATAAAGACATTGATTAAATGTCGAAGCTGATCTTCTGTTAAGCTAATGTCTCCGTTCTTAGCAGCTGTGACCAAGTTAGAACTGACAGCATCCTTCATGCTGTCGACAAAAAGTAATTTTGCATCCCGTGAAATCTTGTCTATCGTATTCATGTAATCTACATTAGAAAGTTTCAAGAAACAGTAAACAAAGCGACGCTACTTACAAATTTTTCAAAAGATTCTAGAGTATCTCTCGCAACTTTTTCTGGGGAGAAAGTGTTGTTGAGAACAGACGATATGATCCTTATTCCTTCGTCGAATTGACTACTTCTGTGGAAGTAAGAGAAGTCGTCAGGGATATAGACGTCGACACAAGAAGAAGATAGGCTCTGCAAACGTTTACTGAGTATCTCTTCCAGACCTTTCTTCGATTCTAATTGTTCTTTTAGAGAAGAAATATGAAGATCGACCCTGTTAGAAATTTTAGCGTTCTTGATTACGACGTTTCCTCCATCGATAATTGCTTCTTCACAACGCCCCAGATTTTCGTACTTGCAAGAAGATATCAATTCTCCCTTGAGAGAAGATACTACATCCGTACCAGTTGAAACAGCAATGTCTACTATCGTATTGACATTCTCAGCATCGAAAGGCACTGAAAAAGGAACTACATGCACGGTCTTTCTGTCATTGTTGACTTTAACTGTGTGAAGAACGTCGTCAGACATGCCCCTAGTAAAAAATAGACAAGGTACTTTTTTTTCGCTCAGCTCAGTGAGTAAATGGTGTATCTCGGAAACGTTTTCTATGTAGCCGTCCACACACAAAACTCTGCAGACTTTTAAAGACAAATTTTTTGATTTTAGAAGACTCTTTACAGAAAACTTGTATCCATCAGTTTTTTCGATGTACGACTTTTGATTGGAAGATTTTCTTACAGAAAATCTTGTATTGGAGTCGACTAGGTCTAAGCTCTCTAGCAACATATGAGAGACGAAATTTTCGTGACCTAGACTCCGGAGAAGGACTTCTAGTTCTTTTCTGGTCCGGATTGTCTTTTGTTCATCTTTTTTATTCGTCAAGAAGAGCTTCAAAAAAGTTAATCCTGCGCTAGGAGTTCTTTTCTCAGCGTTTATTGCGTAAGTTAAAAGTAGCTCAAAAAACTTTTGAACTTCAATATCGTGGTGCTTCATGAGCATGACATGCTGTAGTCTTCTTCTAGAACGAAGAAGCCCAGAAATGTTTTCTAAAGAAAACTCAATGTCTACGTTCTTATGTAAGAAGTTTTTGAGTGTTGTTATTATAGCTTCCGTTTCCACAATAACTTATACACATACTAGACAGAAATGTTCAATGAATCTTCGACTCTATCCATTTCACTGTCAAAGTTATAATTCCTCCTCCAATTGCAACAAAAAGCCACTTTAAGATGTCCCAAATGTTATTTTTGTTCCTCACAAGAGAGTCGACAGATTTTTCTAAGTTTGACAGTTTTTCTTTTGTCTTGTCTTCTATCTTCTCAGCTTTGTCTTCTTCTTTACTCTTAGTTTCTTTCCAAAGACTAAGCTCATTTATACTCTGTTCTATCTCATTTACTTTACTTGCATTCTCTAATTTGTATTCACCTAGCTTAGAAAATATTCCATCAGAAGGATCGTAGATTGCATCATGAATCTTATCGACTTTAGAGACCAGCTGCCCTTGACTCTGCTCAATCTTGTCGATCTTGAAGAGAAGAGTCTCAAATCCACCGTTGAGAGCCGAGCTTGATGATAGTTTCTTACTAATCTCATCAAGAGCGTCTGTTTTTTTTAGTGATCTCTGAACAGACAAAGCGGTGGATGATGGCTTTTTCTTCATATACATTTCCTCAGCTGTCAGTACTTTCTAGAGTGTAAATAAATCAGAATAGAGAAAATTTAGATGAATTTTGCTGATCAGATATTTGTGAACCCAAATAAAATAATAAGAGAAGATGTCGACGTAGTTTTTGTGGCAGATCTCTTTGAAGAAGACTATGCAGGAGGAGCAGAGATGACTTCAGAGTCAATCATCTCTTCTTCACCTTACAAGGTTCAGAAGTTACATTCAAGAGATGTAAACTTGGCAACTCTAAGTCAAGGTGTAAAGAAATTTTGGATCTTTGGTAATTTTTCACAAATGAATCCCGAGTTGATTCCAAGCATCGTAGCAAATTTGAAGTACACTGTCCTGGAATACGACTACAAATACTGTAAGTTTAGGTCCCCAGAAAAACATAAATTTGCAACAGGAAGTATTTGTGACTGCCATGAACAGATCAATGGAAAGTTGATATCAGCTTTCTACTACGGTGCTCAAGCTCTTTGGTGGATGTCTGAGAAGCAAAAAGATAAGTATCATTGTTTATTCCCGTTCTTGTCAGAGAAAGACAACATAGTTCTTTCTTCTGTGTTCTCAAAAAAGACTTTATCAACTCTCAGAATCTTGCGCGAGTCTATAAAGTCAGAAGAGAAGAAAGGTTGGATAGTTCTTGGCTCTCAGTCTTGGGTCAAAGGCTTTGAGTCTGCAAAGAAGTGGTGCGAAGATAACAAGAAAGAATATGAAGTAGTTTGGAATATTCCTTATGACAAATTACTTGCGAAGATGTCTGCAGCTGAAGGATTTGTATACCTGCCAGCAGGAGGAGACACTTGCCCCAGGATGGTAATAGAAGCTAAACTTCTTGGATGCAAGCTTCATATAAATGAACATGTTCAACACAAAGATGAAGAATGGTTCTCGACAGATGACGTATCTTTGATAGAAGACTATCTGTCGACGACACCTGATCTTTTTTGGAAGGCAATTAGTAAAATAATGGACTACAAACCTACAATAAGCGGTTATACACAGACCAGAAATTGCATAGAGCAGAAATATCCTTGGGAACAGTCTATTAAGTCTATCTTAGCTTTCTGTAATGAAGTTGTAGTTGTAGACGGAGGTTCTACAGACGGTACATGGGAGCGTCTTCTAGAGATACAGTTGATAGATCCAAGAGTAAAACCATTCCAGTTCACCAGAGACTGGGATGACAAGAGATTTGCTCTCTTCAACGGTCAGCAAAAAGCAGAAGCGAGAAAGAAGTGCACAGGAGAATTCTGTTGGCAAGTAGACATTGACGAAGTTGTCCATGAGGACGACGCACTGAAGATAATAGATCTTGCAAAAAATTTCCCAAAGGGAGTCGATCTCATAGCTCTTCCTGTAATAGAGTATTGGGGTGGAAGTGACAAAATTAGAGTCGACGTCAATCCATGGAAATGGCGTCTCAGCAGAAATAATCCAAAGATAACTCATGGTCTTCCAAAAAGTCATAGAAGATTTGACGCTGAAGGTACGATGTACTCTGCTGGATCTGACGGAGACGACTACATCTACTCCGATACTCTAGAGAACGTTCCATATGTTACTTTTTACAACAATGAAGTGGAGAATACTCGCCGGCATGCTCTCATGGGTAACAAGGATGCTCTAGTGTCATACGAAAATTGGATGAATAATGTCGTCGAGAACATACCAGGCGTTTATCACTATTCTTGGTACGATCTAGAGAGAAAGATTCACACATACAAGAATTTCTGGTCAAAACATTGGACTAGTCTCTATAATCAAGTGCAAGAAGATGTTCCTGAAAACAACAAGTTCTTCGACAAGAAATGGTCGGACGTCAGTGACGACGAGATTAGAAACATTGCTGCTAGGATGAAAAATGAAATGGGTGGCTGGATCTTTCATGACAGAATAGACTTCAATAAACCCACGCCTTGGGTGAAGTTGAAGAAGAATGAACCTTCTTACATGACTCAGCTGTTTCTTTTCAAGAAAGCAGAATCGTGATCAATAAATTCGTTTTCATAATTCCATACTTCAATTGCATAGAAGACATGGAAAAAACAATATTTTCCATGCTGTCTCAGAGTTATGACAACTGGAGAGCTGTTCTCATAAATGACATGTCGACCGATGGAACTGATCAACTTGTGAGAGAGACATGTGGATCTCTACCCAAGAAATTTAGAGATAGGTTCACTCTGATAGACAACAGAGAAAAACACGGAGAGGTAAGAAACACACTCGAGTCTGTCAAATCCATTGATGACGGAGATGTGGTATGTAGACTTGACGGCGGAGATTGGTTGACAGAGAACGACCTTCTCTACGTACTAAATGATGTCTATCGAGATAATTCAGTTGCAGTTGCATGGACTGCACATCGTTGGAGCTACACTACACAAAACATATCGGGACACATGAACTTAAAGGCAGGACAGACGGTATACCAACATCCATGGGTGTCCAGTCATCTAAAGACTTTTCGATGCGGACAACTCAAGAAAGTCCCTGATGCAAACTTTCGGGACGAAAATGGTGACTACATCATGATCGCATGCGATCAAGCTGTATTCCTGCCTATGATGTACCTCTCCCACCTCGAAGGGAAGAAATTGCAATTCGTTCCCATATTAGGATACCATTACAACATAGACCTGTCCAACAAGAATCTGTTCACGAACGAGAGATCGATCAAACAGAAGATGTCAGCTGAGACAATAAGAGCAAGAGGGTACATTCCTTGAAGATATTTCTAGACAATGTCGATCTGAATTCTTCGTCCGGTCCTAATTCTTTTGGCAAGAGACTCAAGACTCAGATCATGAAGATGGGAGATAAGTTCAGGTTCGTCGACTCAGAGGCCGATGTACAGCTCTCTTTCATAACGGCATCGAGAAAAATTGCACCACTTGCTCTTAGACTCGATGGCATCTACTTCAACACAAGACAAGACTGGGAGTTTAATAATGCTCCGATCAAGAAGTCTTTCGAAGCTGCAGATCTCATAGTGTACCAGTCTGAATTCAACAGGAATCTCACAGAGAAGTACTTCGGAGTCAAAAAGTCCGTCGTGATAGGCAATGGAACTTGTCTGGACTGTGTGACGAGAATCGAGCCGCTCGAGGATCCAATACTCGATAAGTTCTCAGAGGTGTGGACCTGCTCGTCTTCCTGGCGTCCTCACAAGCGTTTGAGCGAGAACATCAGGTATTTCCTCGAGAAAGCTCCGAGCGATGCCTGTCTCGTAGTTGCAGGTGAGAATCCCGATCACTACGTGAACGATCCGAGAATACTCTACACAGGCCACCTTCCCTGGGAGAAGTGCATATCTCTCTACAAGAGATCGAAAGTTTTCATCCACCTCGCATTCTTAGATCACTGCCCAAATGTCGTGGTGGACGCAAGAGCATCCGGTTGTGACATAGTCGTCTCGTCTTCGGGAGGAACAAGAGAGATATCAGGTCCTGACTCCACAGTGATACAAGATGTTGAGTGGGACATGAGACCTCTCGACCTGTACAGACCTCCCAAACTCGATTTGTCCAAGTCGAATAGGAATGGATTAGAATCTACGGTGGACATAAAAGAGGTAGCAAAGAAGTACATCGATTGCCTCTGGGAGACGTCAGGCAAAAATGAAGAAACAAATACATGAGTCATTAAGCAAACTTTTAATCAATAAACTAGAAGGTTACAAGGAGGAGAAGCTCAACTCCTCCACGTGTATCTCCATCTACACCGACATATTCAATTGTCTCGTTGAGGTCTTTCAGGAGTCGCAGATACCTATCACAAACGAGGCAGTCAATTTACTCGCACAGATGTACTACGATTCCGTCAACATCAACGGAAATGAAGATCTCGATCCGAACATCTTTGACAAGAGGGCCAAGCTAGAAAACATAACGACAAAAGAACTGGCGATGCTCGCTACGATGTTCAATGGAACTGCGTTCTCTCCAATTTTTGTTCATGAAGTCAAGAAGCGATCATGAGAAAAGTTTTTCTATTGACAGCAAATGAGGATTGGATAGTCGATAGATTCGTCAAAGAGTGGTCTGAAGATAACTCCGACATTACAACTGCTGACCCAAGAGACGCAGACGTTATCTGGTTGCTTGCAAGCTGGTGCTGGAGACACGTTCCTCACGATGTTCTCTCCAAGAAAAAAGTGATAGCGACGGTTCATCACATTGTACCTGAAAAATTCGACGAATCAAAGAAGAAAGACTTTAGGGAAAGAGACCAGTACGTCACCGAGTATCACGTCTACAACAAAAAGACGAAAGATATCGTAGAGTTACACACAAAGAAACCTGTGATTCTCATCCCGTACTGGGCGAACCAAAGACTGTGGACCTCCACAGGAGACAGAATTCAGTTGAGAAGGAAGTATTCTCTTCCGGTAGATTCTTTCCTCGTAGGTTCATTTCAGAGAGACACCGAAGGATTTGATCTTAGGTCACCAAAACTGGAAAAGGGTCCTGATCTCTTTGCAGACTTCGTTGAAAAGTTATTCAAAGAGGGAAAAGATTACGGAGATACCAAGGTTAATCCACGTGAAGTTCACGTTGTCTTGGCGGGATGGCGGCGCCAGTACGTCATATCGAGACTAAAAGAAATCGGTGTAAGCTACACGTATTTTGAGAGACCAAATCAGTCTGTACTTAAAGATCTCTATCAGACTTTAGATTTATACCCAGTCACTTCAAGAGACGAAGGTGGACCACAGTCACTAATAGAGTGTGGCTTGCTAAAAATTCCTGTAGTGTCCCGAGACGTAGGAATTGCAAGTCAAGTACTTCCTGAAGAATCGATCAACGACGACGTTTATTTTTCACTTCCCGAAATACCTCGGATAGACGATCGATGGTTGATACCTCGAGGATACGAGTCCTATAGACATCTAATAGAAAAGATTTGAGAATGAACGAAAGTGAAATTTACGATAACTGGAGATCCACACCAGGAAACTTTAGAGACGACATGGTCAAGTTTCAAAATTGGTTTGACATCACTGATCTCTTAAGTTGATAGCAGGTTATTCGTCTGTCTTATAGAAATTTGTTACTATCACTCTAAGATGAAATAACACACATTAAAGAAAAGAGCAAAATTTTTAATGAAAATCTATTTTAACAGAAGACCTATTCTTGGTCCTTGGGGAGGTGGGTCTAAAGTCTTAAACGAAATAGTTGAAGAATGCAAGTCTAGGAGTCATGAGTTATTTTTTGAAGAAGATATAAAGCTTAGCTTAGATTTTGATGTCATTTTTTGTATGGATCCTAGACCTAATCATGCATCGAATTTCTATGACTTGATGTCAAAAAAGAATTCCGGTAACATTTTTGTACAGAGAGTAGGTGATTTAGGGACGCATGGGAAACCTGACTTGCTAGAAGTGCTAAAGAGGACTTCTAGCGTTGTGGACAAAGTAATATTCCCCAGCGAATGGGCGAAAAATTATCTCACCAACATCAGCGGAATCAAAGACTCAGTTGTTATTCCAAATGCTCCTCTGAAAAAATTTATTGATTCAAAGAAGTCAACAAAATATTCTGGTGGAACGATGAAGTTGGTGACTCACCACTGGTCTGACAACAACATGAAAGGATTTGACGTCTACGAAAAACTCGACAAATTTTGTGAGTCGAAAGGTGACACAACATTCACATACATCGGAAGAAAACCTTCGGGAGTCTTTCTAAAGAACAGCATAGGTCCACAAGACGTAGAGAGTTTGTCTAGACTTCTAGCACAAAATCACGTGTATGTTACAGCATCTAAGAAAGAAGCCGGAGCGAACCACGTCTTGGAAGCCATGGCATTAGGTCTACCAATCCTATATCATAAAGATGGTGGAAGCATCAATGAGTACTGCCAGAGTAGAGGAATTGAATACGAAGATTTTGATCATCTGATAGAGATTTTGTCGGATAAATCAAGAATAAGAGACTTGCAAAATGTCTCATATGAAAGGACTTCTTTGGACATGGCAAGAGAGTACGTGGACTTTTTTGAAAGGTGGGCACATGAAAATCAACATAAGCATTGACGACGTATCTCCACACCCTTATTCCTCCATAAATGTACTCGATAGATGTCATGAGTTAATCGATAAGTTTCCTGACATTAAATTTACGCTTTTCGTTCCTACAGCTTACTGGAGGTCTATTAGAGAAGGAGTAAAAACAGAGAAACCCTTGTACTTGTACGAACACCCACATTTTTGTCAAGCTTTGAAAAGTCTATCTAAGAAAAACTTCGAAGTAGGTTTTCACGGCCACTTTCATGGAATACCAGGAAAAAACGACAACGACGAGTTTCATTTTTTGTCGTACGAAGAAGCATATGCAAAGTTTAAAGAAATCAACAGAGTAGTGGTAGAAAGTGGATTAGAAGATGTCTTCTCCCCAGTGTTTAGACCTCCGGCATGGAGAATGTCTCCTGGGTCTATCCTTGCTGCTAAAGATGCCGGCATACAAGTTTTAGCATTGTCTCCAAAAGAGTACGCAAAATCCACTTATGCTGGAGAGGAGAATAACTTTCATAAAGTTGTCTATTATACTTCGGCGCCTCCTTTCGAAGATCTAGCTGCTTATGAAAAGAATGAAATTGTTTATCACGCATGCGAGTGGGACAAAAATTACTTAAGCAAATCGCTAAGTGAGCAACTACAATTTTGGATAGGCTCACAAGAAGTAGTCGAATTTGAATTTATAGGAAATTTATGATAGAGTCATACCAAGAAGTAAGATCAAATGGGTAAGTCTGATCCGTTCATATTCGAAGAATATTTGAGTGTTTTAAGAGATTACAACGACACTTCTGTGAACTCAGTTGCCTTCTTAGGATTTCCGTGTGAGAACAATCTCACACGGCATATTAACGGTAGAACGAGACACTTCTACGATCGTTCGATCGATAATTGGGAAATCAATTCTCCATGGACTTTGCAGAAAAGTTATGACTTAATCGTATGCACTAGGTGTGCATACTTCTCTAAAGACCCACAGGACTTTTTCTATAGATGCATGAATAGTCTTCAAGCAGGAGGTCGTCTATTAGTAGACTGGGGTCTCGGAGACCATTGGCGATTTAGAGACTATAAAGTTGGTTGGGTAAGGAATGGAGAGCATGAGCACGCATATGCTGAAGATAATCTTCTTTATTCTTGTTATTGGAATGATAATCTCAAGAAAGACGAAGAAACAAAAAAATTTTGGTTGGCAGTAAAGTCCGAACCCAGTTTTGGTTACAACAACAACGACAACATTGAAAATGTTGTTTCTTTAGAAGTACCTTGTCTAATAGACTACCCGGTCGACAAAATGAGAACAAAATTTTTGTGGCCTGATAGACCACAATTGTATATCATGACTTTAGTAAAAAAGAAAGACTAACAGTTGTTCAATATGATGAAAAAAATATTAGTTACAGGTGCGTCAGGACTAATTGGGTCAGAAGTATCTTCATATTTCTTGTCTCTAGGACATGAAGTTGTCGGAATCGATAACAACATGAGAAAAGTATTTTTCGGAGAGGGAGGTGACACTTCGTCAGTAACAGAGAAGTTGACAAAAAACAGAAACTACCATCATGAAAATTGTGACATCAGAGACGCAAAAAAGATGGATGAGTTATTCAGCATCCATAGACCTCATTTTGTCATCCATTCAGCTGCACAGCCATCACACGATCTTGCTGCAAAAATTCCTTTCGAAGATTTTAGCACAAACGCAGTAGGAACTCTAAACGTCCTTGAAGCAGCAAGAAATAACTGCCCAGAGTCTCCATTCATTCACGTGAGTACAAACAAAGTCTACGGTGACACTCCCAATAAAGTTGGTTTGATAGAGATGGAAAAGAGATACGAATACGAAGATGTCTCTTACAAGAATGGCATAAGCGAATCCATGTCCATTGACCAAACGACCCACTCTCTTTTTGGAGCATCAAAGACTTCGGGAGACGTATTAGCCCAAGAGTACGGCAGATATTTCGGCATGCCTGTTGGAGTGTTTAGAGGTGGTTGTCTAACTGGTCCTCAACACGCAGGTGTCGAATTGCACGGATTTTTGTCTTACATAACCAAGTGCGCAGTCAAAAATAAAAACTACACTATCTTTGGCTACAAAGGAAAGCAGGTAAGAGACCAAATTCACTCATACGATGTCTGCACAGCGTTCCATGAATTTATGAAAGCTCCGAGGCCCGGTGAGGTCTATAACATAGGCGGGTGCAGAAGAAACAGCGCATCTTTAATTGAGATAATTGACCTTCTTAGTAACCTGGGGTATAAATTGAATTATTCTTACAATCCTGTATCGAGGATTGGTGATCACATCTGTTACATCAGTGATATGACAAAATTCAAGACTCATTATCCAAATTGGACTATCACGAGAGACTTGAATACAATACTGAATGAGATTATAGAATCTTGTCTAACGACATGAAAAAGGTAACGTTTGGCATAGTTTCTTGTAATAGACTGTTTTACTTGAAAAGCTGTCTCGAGTCTCTCTTAGACACCACAGAGACTTACACAGACAAAGAAATAATAGTGGTAGATAATGCTTCGGTAGAACCAGGTCTCGAAGAGTACCTAAGGAATCTAGAAGAAAGAGAAATAAAGGTCATTAGAATTGGTCAGAGAGACCCTTCTAATGAATATGCTAGAGGTCTCAATACGATCGTTGCAAACTCGTCTGGAGAGTATTTGTGCCTCTTGCAGGGTGACATGCAATTTGTGCTACCTGGCTGGCTCGAAGATGTCATAAACTTCTATGAAAAGAATGATGACATAGTCGGATGTGTCATGCTCGACGCACAGAGAAAAACCACACATAAGGGGCACGACATTCGATCTTTCCCAGAAGAGAGACAACCTTTGTCGAAAAAGAACAAGTTCTTTGCAGATCTTTCAAGAGACCCAATAAGCCCAGCTGCCGACGTAATTTTCAAAAGATCCATTCTTGAAAAAGTTCTTCCGTGGTCTGAAAATAATTTAAATCACGAAGGAGGAATGGACTCCGAGAATGAGATGAGATACAGAGTTCGAAATATGATCAAGAATGGGTACTTGAGGAACTATGTTTTAGCTTTGTCATCGGTTCCTCAGTCAATTGCAATATACACAGATCCTCGAGGGACTCAGGGAAGAGTCAGAGGAAACAAAAGGTATGGTGATTATTGGCAAGCAAAAGATGATACTGGGTGGAAGTACTACTCTTACATTAAAGAGTCGGATTACGAACTGGACTATCCAAACTCAATAGAAACAGTGGCAAATCCTATTGGATTCTCCAAGTTTATAGGGAGTGATGGCGTATGGTTGAAAAATCCCATTCGACCAAATGAAGCAAAACCAGGCGACTGGACTGATCTTTTACACTCGACAAAGTCAGATTAAATTAATTAAATTAATAGAGGGAAACATGGGAAGACTCAACGTAGATTACTTAAAAATAGTTTCTGAGGAATTAGAAGTTTCTTTAGAAGATTACAAGTCTTTTGTAGAGACAGGAAGTCATGTAGGCGAAACGTGCGTAAAAGTATCTTCTCTGTTCGATGAGATGCACACAATAGAAATTTCTGAAAAGTATTACAACATAACTCGACAGAACTTTTTGGCGTGTAACATCAAGAACGCCAAACAGTACCTTGGAGATAGCATTAAAGTTCTGTCTTCTATTTTAGAAAACATAGAAAAGAAAACTGTTTTCTGGCTTGACGGTCATTGGTCCATGGGAGATACGGGCAGAGGTGAAAAGGACTGTCCCTTGATCGAAGAATGCCTGATAGTTTCTAATTTTTGCAGAACAAAGAACACTAGTTGTCTTGTTCTGATAGACGACGTCAGACTCTTCGGCAAAGATTTTTGGAAAGATGCGACAGTTGAAAGGATTGATGAAATTTTCAGCGGCCTAATTGTTAAATCCTTCATAAAAGACGACATATACTGTCTCTTATTGAAGAACAGAAACGTCTAAAGATAAAAATGTACAAAAGCATCTCTGTTATAGGACAAGGTTTTGTAGGTGGATCTCTTACGACAGTATTTTCTGAGCACGGATTCAGAGTTCTAGCATATGACAAGGCCGGAAAGTACGTGAAAGAGTCTCACGAGTACAGAACAGAAAATCTGAGTGATTTAGTGTCATATGCAGAAAGCGTAGATGACTTCTCGAATGTGTATTTCGTGTGTCTTCCGACCCCCATGTACGAAGATGGATCGGCAGACCTTAGCATCGTTGAAGAAGTTTTAGAAAAGCTATCTCTGATCCCAGGAGAGCGGATAGCAGTAGTAAAATCAACTGTACCGCCTGGATCGACAGAAGCCTGGAATAGAAAGTTTTCTCAACGTGGACTACACGTGATCTTTAACCCCGAATTTCTTACTGAAGCCAACGCGCTAGACGACATGAGAAATCAGAATAGAATAGTTCTAGGCGGTCCAAGACCTTGGATAAATGTCGTAAAGCAGGTATTTCAGTCGGCTTTTCCTAAAGTTCCCATTGTCAAGACGTCTTCTACGACAGCTGAGATGGTGAAGTACCTCACAAACAACTTTCTAACTGTCAAAGTTGCGTTCGCCAACGAGATGGCACAGATCTGTGAAGCTCTGGATGCATCGGGCCTCAACGTAGACTACGACAAGGTGATAGAATATGCCAAGTATGATAGACGTCTTGGAGACAGTCACTGGAATGTACCAGGACCTGATGGTGCGAGAGGCTATGGAGGACACTGCTTCCCAAAGGACATCAATGCAATGATCGATGTTGCCAAGAAGAACGGCGTAGACCCAAAAGTCCTCACTGCAGCTTGGGAAAAGAATCTTGAAGTGAGAAGAAAAGAAGAGAGAGATTGGGAAGAGCAAATAGGTCGGGCCGTCTCTAAAAGAAGAGAATAGAAATTTTAACCAAATCAATACTCAGAACAAGAATTATCAGAGATGTCAAAAGATAGATTATACGACTTGATTTCTAAAGATATTCTAAAGTCAAGAGAGACAGTTAGAAATATGGGTCTCTCAGTTGGAGACAACGTATTCACAATATGCTATGCTCTTGAAAAAACAAAAAATTTGAAAGGGTCTTACGTTGAGTGTGGTGTTTTTAAGGGAACCACTCTTTTAACAGCAAATGAATTTTGCAGACTAAGAAAGATAGACAGGAATTTTATCGGTTATGACACTTTTTCAGGTTTTCCTGAGTCAGAAGAAGTCAACAAAAATGACAAGCCCGAGATGTTTGAAAAGTTACATAGTGAAGGAAGAATAACAAAAATTCACTATGAATTAAGCAAGAAAAGGCTAGTTTCTTTATCTAGTCAAGAACATCTCACAACACAGTACTTTTCAAATCCAGAAGAAGTAGTATTCACTGAGTCAAAAGATAGAAAGATAACTTTGGTAAAAGGTAATTTTGCAGACACACTTCCTTATCTTAAAGAAGAAATAGCTGTTCTTCACATAGACTGTGACTTATACGATCCTTACAAAATTTGCTTAGAGACACAATTTTCTAATGTCCTTAAAGGCGGTATAATAGTACTTGATGAATACTATTCCTTAAAGTATCCAGGCGCTCGAATAGCTGTTGACGAGTTTCTTAGCTCTTTGGACACCAATACATTTGAATTAAAAATGCATCTAACGGGCGATTTCGAAAGATGGCTCATAGTAAAGAAATGAAGAAAGTAGCAATTTTACTGGGAGACTTTTTTTGGAGCAGCATTCCTTACGATGGAATCAGTCTTTTAAAGATTTTGAAAGAAGAACTTGAAGATCAAGTTGATCTCTTGATGTTTGAAAAAGACATTAGACTCAACAAAAAATTTCAAGGCAATGAAAAGTATTATTTTAATACTGATGTCTTTACAAAAGAAAAAAACTTAAGAACTATTAAGAACTGGGGTGATCTTTACAACATTTCTAAAGATTATTCTATTGTAGTTACATCAACTCATATAGCTCCAAAAACTCGTTATCCTAAAGAAATAAGAAATATGATGCATTGTCCTATGGCAGCGTGGGACGTTGGTGGAGCTGACATTCTGACTAATGCAACTATGTTTGCTACCATTTACTTTGCTAAAGCTCCTATTTGGAAACAATGGTTACAAAATAAAGGCATAGATGAGAAAAAAATATATGTTACTGGATCTCCTCATTATGATCCTTACATTACAGGTGTCTATGATCTAGAGTGTAAGAAGAGCTTTTTTGCCAAGTACGATCTAAAAATGGACTCGAAGTCTATTCTTGTGTGCCCTTCAAACCCAGGTTCGCACAAAGAACAATTTCAACAAAATATGTTGCAATTGAAATTACTATCCGAGCATTGTAACAATAATAATGTCAACCTGTTGATAAAAACGTACCCACATGATTATATTTTTCATGAATTAGAATCTCAATTCACGGGAATTTATAAGAGAATATATTCACATAAACCGCAATATCAAATTCTAAAAGAAGTAATACCGAATGCTACTATAATTGAAAGCCAAGATCATTATTTAGCTATGATGTTTTCAGACGCAATGTTTAATATGTCTGGTTCTCATGTTGCATGGGAAACTCATTTTTCGAAAATCAAAAGTTATTCGATGAATTATAGGGATAAACTTTATTATTCAAAAGTTTCTTATTTGAAAGATGTCATTTTTCCTGATGAACTATACGATACTCATATAGAAAAAATTACAGATATCAAAGTCGATGAAAAAATTCATCATGTCGACAATCAATTTTTCATTTCAACCAACTCTTGTAAATCTATAAAAAATCATATTAAGAATTTGATTCTATAAAAGTTAACAACATGGAATTACTAACTCTAAAAAAGAAAGATGCGTTGAAGCAGAGTGCATCAAATCAAATCATATTTCTCAAAAACATGATTGATGATGTAAATAGCGATAAATTGATTATAGCAGACATCGGCGCAAATATCGGTTACTTTTCAGAAAGTTTTTTGGAGCATTATCCTAACTCAATAGTTCATGCATACGAGCCTCATCCATTACATTTTCAAGAACTTGACAAGTTAAATAATTCAAGGCTAGTATTACATCCATACGGTCTATTCAATTCAAATGGGACTTTTACTATCGGTATGAGAAGTGATGGTAAGTTCAATAATGGTACGTTTGGAATCTTCGACAAACAAGACTCTATAGAAGTTGAATTCAAGAACGCAAATGAAGAAAAGATTAGACCGCACATTGTGAAAATTGATGTAGAAGGTTCCGAATTTTATATCTTGCAATGTGCAGATTTTTTTAGTGAAACAAAAGCAGTATTAGTGGAACTACTTTATAACGATAGCTTTGGGATGAATCTAAAAGTGACTGAAGCGCTGACCAATCTTGGTTTTTATTCAAAAGCAAAGATTGGTAAAAACGATTATCTTTGGTTTAAAAAATGATAAAAGACAAAAGAGTTTTAGCAATTACTTTAGCACGTGGCGGATCAAAAAGAGTAAAAAAGAAAAACGTTATTGATGTTTGCGGCAAACCACTTCTTCAGTACACCATAGATGAAGTAAAGAAAAGCAATTATATCGATGATTATGTAATTTCAACCGATGATGAAGATGTGATTAAACTTGCTAGCAAGGAACACGTAAAGTCTTTCAAAAGATCGAAGCAAAATTCTACCGATACTTCAACATCAGCCGCCGCAATATTGGAAACATTGCAAAATACAGACAATGACTATTCTATAGTTGTCGAAATAATGTGTACGAATCCTTTGAAAACCGCAGAAGACATTGATGGCGTAATTTCGAAATTAATTGAATCAAATGCCGATTCGGCGGTGTCTGTCGTAAGAGTTTGGGATCATCATCCCAGCAGGATAAAATTTATTGAAAATGACCTGCTTGTAGATGTATATCCAGAAATACCGGAATCTAGGAGACAGGATTTATCTCCCCCTGCTTATGTTAGAAATGGTTCGATCTATGCTTTTGATAGAGTTGCTTTCTTAAGAGAAAAAAAGAGGACATGTGGCATATGCCGCCCTTATATCATGCCGGAAAATAGATCTATAAATATAGATGAAGAAATAGACCTAGAGTTAGCCAGAATCATGATTAGGAAAAAAAATGAAGTTAATCTGCATAACGCCAATCGAACAAATTGAAGGCTTTAAAAGCTTATTAGATTCAGAATATGAAGTTGAATACTCACCGACTATCTCAAAAATCGATCTTAGACGTCGACTGCTAGAAAGTAATTTCAAAATAGTATTCACAAATCCAAATCAACAAGGGTTTGTGATAGACGAGTCTCTGCTGGAAGGTACAAACGTTGCTTATATCTGCACAGCTTCAACAGGATTAAACCATATTGACACGAATTACTGTCAGAAAAAAAGTATAAAAGTCATATCAATAACCAAAGAGCTAGAAACTTTAAAATCAATAACTTCTACGGCAGAATTAGCTTTTTGTTTACTGTTGAATTCAATTAGGCATGTAATACCTGCCTGTGAATCAGCCAGGAGAGGCGAGTGGAGTTGGCAGTCTTACTTAGGCAGACAAGTAAAAGACTTAAAAGTTGGTGTTGTTGGCTACGGAAGACTTGGAACCATGTTTTGCAATTACGCCAAATCTTTTGGTTCAAAAGTATTTGTATACGATCCTTATGTAAGAGTCGATGATCCGGAGATACATCAGGTTGATTCATTAGAAAAAATTCTTAGTATTAGCGATGCTATAAGTTTGCATGTGCACGTCAACTCCAAGACGTATCACTTGATTAATCAAGAAAATATCGTGCATGCAAAACCAAATTGCGTTTTGATAAACACATCTAGAGGTGAAATCGTGGACGAGAGAGTTATTTTTGAATCACTGCAAGACGGGAAAATCTCTCATTACGCTTGTGATGTTTTAGAAAATGAATTTTCAATTCACGTAACTTCTCCTCTTTTTAATCTTGATTCATCAAAAGTTACTATCACACCTCACATTGGCGGATGTTCCGTAGACGCACAAAAAATTGCATATAAACGAGCTTTTGAATTATTGTTACAGCAGACGGAAAGTTAAAATGAAAATAATAGCGGAAATTGGATGGAATCATATGGGAGATATGCAGTTGGCTCAAAGGATGATTGAAGAAGCTGCAACCAGTGGAGCAACTCACGTAAAGTTTCAAACTTGGTCGACAAAAAGATTAAAGAATGGTCCGTGGGACTACGACGGAAGAAAAGAAATCTATCAAAAAGCAGAATTAAGCAAAGAAGATCATTTGTTTCTTCTTGATGTTTGTAAGAAAAACAATGTTGTTTTCTTTACATCTTGTTTTTCTTCGGCAGACGTTGAATTTGTTTCTCAAATTTCAAACGAAATAAAGATACCAAGCACAGAGTTAACCAACGGCGATTTGATTCGATCCATCATTCAAAATTTTTCAAGAAAAAGTACACACCATGTTTACGCATCTACTGGTACGTGTACTTGGGAAGAAATTTCTAGCGCTGTTGATATGCTCAAAGATGAAAAAGTCGATTTTTCTCTTTTGCATTGTGTTTCAAGCTACCCAACACCCGCTGAGTTTTGCAACATGCAAAAAATTATTGAGCTAAAAAATTTACACAATGTCATTGGATATAGCGGGCATTTCTTCGGAATAGAAGATGCAGTAGTGGCCGCGGAATTGGGTGCAACTGTAATTGAAAAACATTTCACTATAGATAGAGAACTACCTGGAAGAGACAACAAGTTTGCTCTTCTCCCGGCGGACCTCAAAAAACTTGCTGATTTCATAAGCATAAGGCAAAAGATGATGAAATATCACGGTCTTGATTTTCTTCAAAATGAAAAAGAAATGAGAGAAAAATACAGGGGACGGTGGGACAATAAAGCATAAACATCAACATACTTTCATGTTATATTGTGCTACATGTTAGGCTTCGTCGTTCGAGCTCGCAATGAAGAACAATATATAGGTTTTTCTTTACAATCAATTTTTGATTGTTTTGGAAACGAAACACCCGTGGTAGTAATCGATAACGATTCTACAGACGATACTCTAAAAGTAGTAAAAAGCTTTCCAAAAAAGTTTTTCAACATCAGTATTCTAAATTTAGAAGAAAAAGAATATACTCCTGGTAAGTCTTTAAACATGGGTATTTCTTTTCTAAAAGAGTCAGGTTGTGATATTGCGGGTATTCTTTCGTCACACTGCGAAATTACGAAATTTGATTATAAACTTCTTCAATTTCATTTTTCTAACGAAGAGTGCTTTGCTGTCATGGGAAAACAGATACCAGTAAGGCACGGAAAAAAGATTACACCACGTTATATTTGGGCTAATTTTCAATATGAAAATTTGGTTGTTAATCCAAAAGAAAATACCTTATTGGACGAAACAAGGTATTTTTTACACAACGCTTTTTCTTTTATAAAAATATCACATTGGGATCAGTTAAAGTTTGACGAGACATTAGCCGGAAAAGAAGATAGACACTGGGCACTCTATCAAGTAGAACTAGGGAAGCATTTTTTGCTAGAACCTTCACTACAATGTCGACATTTTTGGACTGAAAAAGGCGCGACCTGGAAGGATTAAAACATGAGCAAAAAACCATAGCAGTTATTGAGAGTGATCTATAGTGCTGTTTCTAGAAACAGCAAGTAAACTAAAGAAATTTTAGATAGTACTATCTTGCAATGCAAGATCAAAAGACTTCTTATGAGGAGCTTCCCACCGGCAAACCTCACGTTTCTTTTTCTGAGGTGAAGACCTGGAAGGACTGCTCCTACAGACACAATCTCACTCACGTGAAGAAGATCGATTTCTTCAAACCATCCCCTGTCCTGGAGTTCGGCACAGCGGTTCACGCATCATGTGAAAAGTACCTGCTTACTCGCGAGATGGATGTGAAACTGTGCCACGATGCCCTCGATGAGGCCTGGGCCAAGCACAGCGGTCAGGAAGAATTCTCAGAAAAAGCCTTAAAGGTTGCCAAGGCAGAGTCAGAAGCAATTCTTCTAGAGGTTCCTGCCTTCCTGGACAGGGAGTTTCCTGGCTGGACCGTTGTGGATGCTGAGCACGCCTTATACGAGTCGGTGGAAGGTCATCCCCACGCTTTCAAAGGATTCATCGACGGCGTCGTCAAGTGCAAAGGTAAGCGTGGAGAGGATCTCTACTGGATCATCGACTGGAAGACTTCCGCAAATGGCTGGCGCCGAGAGAAACGTTCGGATGAGATGGTGAAGGCACAGTTGGCCCTCTACAAGAACTACTGGCACCAGAAGAATCCGCAGGTGCCTTTCAAGGATATTCGATGTGGCTTCGTAATCCTCAAGAAGTCAGCGAAACCAGGTCAACACTGCGAGCTGTTCTCTGTCTCCATGGGTGAAGTTCCTATCAAGAAATCACTCAAGGTGGTCAGCAACATGATCACGTCTGTTAAGCGAGGAATCGCCTTAAAGAATCGTGATTCCTGTACCTATTGCGAGTACAAGGGAACAGAACACTGCACTTAACGAAACTTTTGTTACAACTTTTCGTTTTTAGGTAATATAGGGACAATGCAGAATCAAAAGAAGACGATATTATTTCTGTCGGACCATCCGCTCTCAACTTCGGGCGTGGGGACACAAGCTAGGTGGCTGATAAGTGGTCTGATCAATACAGGCAAGTATACTTTTAGATGCTTTGGCGGTGCCATCAAGCATGACAATTACGACACCGTCGTAGTTAATCCTGACTTCATAATCAAGCCCACGAACGGATTTGGAGACAAGGCCTTACTAAGAAAGACATTGGCCCAGGTAAAACCAGACGCCTTGTTTCTCTTCACAGACCCTCGTTTTTTCATTTGGGCGTGGGAGATGGAAGATGAGATACATCAGATTTGCCCGATCGTCTACTGGCACCTGTGGGATAATCCACCGTGGCCAGACTTCAATAAACCGCTGTACGAGTCAACTGATCTGATCAACTGCATCAACTATCCGACATACGAGATGGTTAAAGAAAGGTTCCCAGAGAGGACTAACTACATTCCTCACGCAGTTCCGAATGACCTGTATTATCCGATGCCCAAGGATGAGTCCTTGACATTCAAAAAGAAGCTTCTAGGAGCAGACAGAGTCGATCATTTTACTTGCCTGTACGTCTCTAGAAACGCTAGGAGAAAGATGCCAAGTGACATTCTTCAGTCCTGGAAGATGTTTCTCGAGGAGCTAGAGAAAAAGCACGGTCACAAGAATGCAACTCTTGTGATGCACACAGATCCGATGGACCAAGAAGGTACAAACCTATTCCAGGTCATAGACGTCCTCGGTATTAAGAATAACGTGATGTTCTCGAAGGACAGGATAGGCTTCAATGAGATGAAGTTGTTATACAACGCATGCGACACTATCGTCAACAGGAGTTGCAATGAAGGATTTGGACTTCCCACACTTGAGATGATGATGTGCGGTAAACCCATCATAGTTCTAAAAACGGGTGGTCTGACAAGACAAGTAGAAGATCCCGATTCAGGTGAGCAGTTCGGGATAGGAATGGAACCAGAAGTTCGTACGATGGTAGGAAATCACATGGTTCCCTACATCTATGAAGATTTTGTTTCTCACAAAACTCTGAGAGACTCCTTCATGAAGATGTACGAAATGGGTCCTGACGCAAGAGAAGAACTTGGGAAAAGAGCCATGGAGCGAGCCAAGAAGGAGTACGACCTGACAAGAGTCGTTACTGAATGGGATAAGTCCCTTGAAAAAGCAATAGATGATTGGAAAAGCGGCAATACACCACGATGGAAGATCGAAGAGATATGAATCCTGAAATATTCAAGTTAAACAATGACAAGAAGAGAGTCCTTGTGCGAGGACCCGTACTCACTCAGTCTGGTTACGGTGTCCACACAAGACAAATTGCCAAGTGGCTCTCATGTAGAGACGATCTGGACGTTGAATATCAGGCCATGCCGTGGGGAGAGACTCCATGGCTAATCAACAGAGATGCAGACAATGGATTCATTGGTAGGATAATGGAGAAGACTGTCGACCCAGGTGGACGTCACTACGATGCGACAGTTCAGATACAACTTCCGAACGAGTGGGACACAAGACTTTCAAAAGTTAACATTGGAATCACGGCAGGAGTTGAGACAGACAGGTGTAATCCTGATTGGGTGAGTGCTTGCAACAGAATGTCCATGGTGATTGTTCCCTCTAAACACACCAAGAACTGCCTGACTCAAACAGGAAAGTTAAATGTACCACTTCACGTAATACCAGAAGCATATTGTGAAGCTATTGCTAAAGAGATAAAAACAAAAGTTGATGATGTCGTCTTCGGTACTCCTTTCAACTTTCTAATCTTTGGACAGCTAACAGGAAACAATCCGGAGAATGAGAGAAAGAACATCTTCTACACAGTCAAGTGGTTGTGTGAAGTCTTCAAGAACGATAAAGATGTCGGCATAATCATAAAGACAAACTCCGGTAGAAACACACACATAGACAAGAAGATAGTAAGGCAGACATTCGAAAGTCTCGTAAAAGAAGTTAGAAGAGGACCTTTTCCAAGGATACACCTGCTTCATGGAGACATGAGTGATGAAGAAGTAGCAAGCCTCTACAGACACAGTCAAGTAAAGGCATTAGTGTCGCTTACAAGAGGAGAAGGTTACGGTCTCCCGATACTAGAAGCTGCTGCGTCAGGCCTACCGGTAGTTGCAACTGCCTGGTCTGGTCATGTAGATTTTCTGTCCCATGGAAAGTACGTGGCTGTGGACTATGCGTTGAACGAAATACACCCGTCACGTGTAGACAATAAGATATTCATGAAAGACGCTAAGTGGTCTCAGACGAAAGAAGAAGATTTCAAGAGAAAAATTTTGAAGTTCAAAAATAGTTCTTCCATACCGAGAGAATGGGCTAAAGAGCTTCAAGAGAAATTAACAGAAATCTACTCGATTGAGACGATCAAAAAAATGTACAATGAAGCCACACAAGGTCTAATTTGACGATTTTTCTCTTAACATTAACTCTTCTATCGACTTCTGCTGTTGCCTTCTTCAGTGTAAGAAAGAACATAGAGTTGTTCGAAAAGCTTGAAGATGTAAGTCTGTCTCTCTCTGAGTCTCTTGACATTCTTGAAGAGCAAATAGAAGCAATGGACAAGAAGACAAAAATAGAAGTCTTCTCAGATGAGCCCGTCGTGAAGGAGTTGATACAAGACATGGTAATCGCAAAAAATTCCGTATTGAAAGTAGCAAAAGTTCTCGACGAGACTTTAGAAAACATAGAATAGACTTAAGCCATGGAGAAACAGCAAAAAGAAAGAAAGGAGACACGTCGTCAGTCGAAGAAGTCCAAAAAGTCTGTCGAGAATTCTCTAAGTGAATCCTTAGAATTGACGTCAATTAGTGTGGACGTAACAGTAGAGCTTGAAGTGAAGGAAAAGAAGGTAGAGAAGAGCAATTTGAAGCTCTACTTCAACGCCGAGACTCAAGAAGCAATAGTCAAATTTCAAGAAGAAGAGAGAAGAAAAGAGAAAGACAAGCTCTATGTCACGCAGATAATGCCAGCTTTTGAGAAGCTCGTAGAGAATCTCATCAACATTCACAAGTTCACAGGAATGCACGACACGTACGAGGAACTAAAAAATGACTGTGTCAATTTCTTGTTCGAGACGATCCACAAGTTCGACGCCAAGAGAGGCACAAACGCTTTCTCCTACTTCAACGTCGTCGCAAAGAACTGGTTGATAATCAGGACAAAACAGAAGACTCAGAGGACCAAAAAGAGTGTAAGCCTAGACGACCCCAGCGGTTTGACCGTACATGAGACAGTCTTGATTGAGGAGCACAATACTCTTCCTCCTCAAGACTTTTTTATGGACTCCTCTTCGTCTGTAGAGAGTATTGTCACTATGCTATACGAAGTTCGCTCTAAGGCGAAGACTGAGAACGAATTGACTTGCATCAATGCTATAATCACAATCTTTGAAAACATAGACGAGATAGACCTTCTGAACAAGAGCGCCGTTCTGCTTTACATGAGAGAGCTGTCAGGTCTGTCTCCGAAACAGTTGACCACTGCGATGCAGTCCATAAAGCGTCACTACAAAAAATCGAAGGTAGACTCAAAAATTTCTTAATATTTCATGTCATGAAGTCGAATCAAAAGACAAAAACAGGAACAATTGATGACAAGATCAAGGACTTTTCGGACTTGCTCGGTCAGATAGACGGCGTCTCCGACAAGAAGAAGAAGCTCTGGAGAGAGATATACGAGAACGCTGTCACAGACAGGCAGAATGCTTACATACTCTTCACGACTCTGATAGAGATAGTGGAAGATAAGAGCACTGAGCACGCCATCCACGGTAAGACCCTAGCGACTTACATAGAGAGGATGAGCAAGGCAAATGACCAGATCATAAGACTAGCAGAACTTGTCTCAAAGTCTGAAACGAAGCAAGAAGAAGACATAGACCCAGAAGAGATGTTTAAGAAGATAGGGTCGTAGAATGGCCAAGTTAACCACTACAGACGTAGCAAATAATCTACAAAAAGTCGCTGAAGGTCGTCTCAATAGGGACACTTACGAAGCTGCACCTTCCTACGCTTCCACTTTCATAAGAATGATAGTGATGGATGTTGTTACCGACCCCAATGTTGATCTAGTAGACGATGAAAAGATAAACATCTGGCACTCAATGGGTGTGTCCAACATGCAGTATGCTTCTCTCCTTCCAAGAAATACAATAATTGCCAAGAGAGTCGGTGAAGAAGTAAATCCCATGTTCGTCTTTCCGTTCTTTCCGTCACACATATCTCTTCCGTGCAAACCAGGAGAATGCGTGTGGGCAATGCTCGAGAAACCTGAAGTCCCAAACTCAGACATGGCTTTCTGGATGTCGAGAGTCATAGAGCCTCACACTTCTGACGATGTCAACCATTCTCATCCAGGAAGAATGTTTGAGATATCTCTCGCACCCACAACAAAGGAGCGGGCGGACAATCAGCAAAAGGGTCAGGTAGACAACGGCGAGAGCGTCTTCCACGAGTTGAGAAACGGACCGGTCGTCAAAAAAGGAGAAGAGAGAGTAACAGCATCAGAAGGAACCATTCTCTTGGGCGAGGAAGAAGACATATTTGAGAGACTCGTCCTGGAGTCTAATGCCGCTCAGTATGTCACGTATGAAGCTGTTCCAAGATTCAGGAAACGACCTAGTGACATTGCTTTTGAGGGTTCAAATAATACCCTCATAGTTTTAGGAACTGACAGGTCCGGATCAATAGAAAAGTCTCGACATGAGCAAGGGTCTATAGACTTAGTCGCGGGCAGAGGTCAGATAAACGACACATTTGGACTTGAAGCTCCGACGACCTCCATATTCAAGGAGAAAGGTAAAGACAGAGGCGAAGAGATAAAGAGAGAGTTAAATAAATCTCTCGACGTCCTCAAACCGAACGAGGGAGACCCAGACTTTAAGAACGACAGGAGCAGAGTCCTGATATCACAGAGGACTTCTACAGACGAATATTTTGGACTAAAAAGTTATAACAAAGAAAAATTTGACGGAACTCCAAAATATCGCAAGCAAACGGTCGAAGACGACAAAGACGGTGATGCAGCAATAGTGATAAAGTCTGACAAAGTTCGTCTGATAGCACGTTCTGACATCGAGATTGTTGTCACAGGATTTGAAGAAACACTAATCGACCCACCTGGCAAACCTTCAGAGACAAAAAAGAAGATAAAAGCAGAGAAAACTGCTACAAGTGACTGGGCATCGATCGTCATAAAGAAGAACGGTGACATCGTCATTAGCCCATCAAACGACGGCTTCGTAAAACTAGGTGGCGATGATGCTGACCTCGCAGTTTTGTGTTCTAAAGTTACCACTGCAACATCAGGTAAAGTCATCGGTCAGCCGCTCGTCGACACAATTGGCGGAGCGATGGGCGTAACGGGTAACGCATCCACGGGAGAATTTGCCACAAAGATCCTTATTAAGTGATCTTTCCTGTAATCGGATTAGTAGGTGGAGAAATTGTTCCTGCGACAAGACCGCCGCCCGGTGGGGCCGTCAAAGTAGCTTTTTCAGAAGGAACTCCTGTAATGCTGAAATTGTCTATTTTTATGACAGCCTGAGCCTTTATCTGGGTGAAAACTTCTTTCACTATCAGTTTGATTATTTCTTCCCAGTTTTTCTCAATTTTACCTTGTTCGGCTGCACCTAAAGATGGTGGTCTGTTTGCAGCAGGAACAGTACTTCTCACTATTTCTTTGCTCACTTTAGAAGCAATTTGATCCGCTAATTCATCCGTTAAAGGCATTTGTCTATATTAGATTTTGACGATAACAAGTAAAGTCGAGGTCGACTAAATTTTCGTGTCAATAGTTAGTCACATGGCAGTGTATAGCTTCAAGAGTGTGGGAAAGACCCAACAGAACGTAGAGGATGAGAGTCTCGAGACTTCCCAGATACCTTATGGAATAAAGACGCCTCTGAAGATCGGCGCAAAGGACGGTATCCTCGAGATGAACTACAGCCTTGAGGAGCAGTTTGCTGACAATTTGAGGAATTTACTCCTAACAAACTGGGGTGAGCGTCTTGGACTTTACAACTTTGGGGCCAACCTGAGACCGCTGACGACAGAGTTCGTCTCTCAGGACAACTTTGACAACGAGGCAGTGAACAGAATCAAAGACGCAGTCGACACTTGGATGCCGTTCATAGATTTAGAAGACTTCTCTTCAGAAGTTGATAGAATGGACAACAGAAATACGGGTGTCATAAAAGTTAACATAACTTACAACATACCAAACTTGGATGTCTATAAAAAAGGTTTGCAAATTGTTTTGTATGTGATATGAAGATTTCTTATTTATGAAAAGTCAGGTCCAAAGATGGCGATCAACGACAACAAGACAGCACTGAAGTCAATCAGACAGAGAAACTACCTGGCCAGAGACTTTGACAGTTTCAGGACAGTATTGCTCGACTATGCACGTCAGTATTACCCGGACAGAATACAGGACTTCTCAGAGGCATCCGTGGGAGGATTGTTCTTGGACATGGCGGCATACGTAGGAGACAATCTATCGTTCTACCTGGACCACCTATACGGAGAGCTAAACAACGAGACGGTCGTAGAGACACAGAACGTCGAGAAGATCTTGAGAAGTGCAGGCGTACCTGTGGTAGGTGCTTCTGCGGCGCTCGCAAACGTAGACTTCTACATAGAAGTACCAGTACTGTCAGACTCAGATCTCTCACCAGACCCCGACTTCCTTCCTACCGTACAAGAAGGAACAATTATTCAGGCAGACAACGGCACACAGTTCACACTTCTAGAGGACGTGAAATTCTGGTCAGTCGACTCTTCCACGGGCGCCCTCATTCTAGATCCTTCCATACCTCCGGTCAATGGTAGACGGATAGGCGGGAAGATAATCAGCAAGATCTTGAAGAAGACCGGTCTGTGCACGTCAGGAAATCTGACGACCGAAACGTTCTCTGTAGGAGAGTTCATACAGTTTAGAAGATTATCCTTGTCACAGTCTGATGTGACACAGATCCTGAGAGTAGTCGATGGACTGGGCAACGTCTATTATGAAGTAGGAAGTCTAACGCATGACGTCGTGTACAGGAACGTCCTCAACCTCGTAGACAACTCGACAACAAACTCTCTCGTGAAGGACAACCTAAAAATAGTTCCTGCACCGTACAGATTTGTAAAAGAAGTATCTCTTAGCAACAGAAAGACGACGCTGGTGTTCGGAGGAGGAACTGCTGACAACCTCGAAGACGACGTCATACCTGACCCATCTGAGTTCTCCTTGCCGCTTCCTTTCTCGCAGACCTTCTCAAGAGTCCCCGTGAATCCCCAGAAGATGTTGCAGACTTCAACATTGGGAATCGCGGCGTCAAACACTACTCTCACGGTAACCTACAGACACGGCGGCGGACTCTCCCACAACGTCAACGTAAATACGATCAGAAGCATAACGGACTTGAGAATAGCTTTTCCTAATAATCCATCTGCGTCAGAACAGGCACAAGTCAGAAGGACGGTCGAGGCGACGAACCCACAAGTTGCATCGGGCGGAGAGGACGCTCCCACTGCCGACGATCTTCTCGCTCTGGTTCCGACGATCAAGAACTCGCAAGAGAGAATTGTGACGAAGGAAGACCTTCTGACAAGGGTCTACACGATGCCAAGCAACTTCGGAAGAGTCTTCAGAGCAGCCATAACTAAGAACCCAAACAACCCGCTGGCGTCGAGACTTTACATAGTCTCCAGAAACTCGCAGAATCAATTGATAACTTCTCCTGACGCTTTAAAGTTGAATCTCAAGAGATACTTGAATGCGTACAGAATGGTGTCGGACGCAATAGACGTCATGGACGCTTCGATCGTCAATCTAGAGCTATTTTTTCAGATAGTAGTAGATCCGTCACTCAACAAGAGCCTCTTGCTTCAAAGCATAATAACGGACCTCAAGTCTCAGTTTCAGCTAACCAACTTCAACATAGGACAGCCGATAGTGATCTCAGATGTCATTGCAACAATATTCTCAAAACCCGGTGTGATATCTGTGGACAGAGTTAAATTCAATAATCTGTACGGAACCGTGAAGAACAAAGAGTACTCACCAATAAACTTCGACGTGTCCACAAACACAAAGAATCAGATTATCTACCCACCAGAGGGATCGATATTTGAGATAAAATATCCTGACATCAACATAATCGGAAAGTGCGTGTCTAACACGTAAGAGGACCAATGCTGAAACTAATTAAAGCAGACAAAGACACTTACATCACAAACAAAGTGGTGAAGGGAGTCAGGAAGACGGGGAGCAATGTCGGAGCGGCAGGCACTCTCGATCTCTTCAAGCTTTACGGCGTGACGAGCAGCGGCTCTTCCCCGAACACAGAAGTGTCAAGGATTCTAGTTCATTTTGACTTGACAGATCTGAAGTCACTCCATCGAGATGGGAAAATCGACATAAACGACTCTAGCTTCTGGTGTGAACTTCGTCTCAAAGACGTGTATGGTGGGCAGCCTACTCCTGCTAACTTCTCTGTCAGCGTCTTTCCATTGTCCGCCTCATTTGACGAAGGAATAGGACGAGACGTCACCTACTATTCTGACACAGATTCTTGCAACTGGATTACTTCGTCGCTCGGAACTCTGTGGTATGTGACGGGAAGCGAAAAGGATTGCGATGCTCAAAGCTCTCCAGGAGACTACGTGACAAGTTCATTGAGCTTAGCTTCAACAGAGAAAAATCAAACTTTCGTAAAAGGGACAGAGGACCTCGTGGTGGACGTCACATCTCTCCTGTCAGCAACACTGACAGGAGAGATACCCGACAGTGGTTTTAGAATATCTTTATTAAAGTCATTGGAAGTCAATACCCAAACTTATTTCGTAAAAAGATTTGCTTCACGTAACGCTTTTGATGAGTCTAAGCATCCAAGGCTTATTGTCGGATTCGATGATTCTATAACAGACGATTCTCAGAATTTAACCTTTGACTCTCCGTGCAACATAACACTCTACAATTACGTCGGAGGTAGTCTGACAAACATCGTCTCAGGAAGTAGTTTGTCTCAAGTGACAGGAAGTAACAGCCTACTCCTCAAGATGTCGACTGAAATATCTGGTGGTTATTACAGCCTCTACTTCTCAGGATCGCAATTCTCTTATGGATCGAATTATGTTAGCGGAACTTACACAGCGTCCGTGACTTTACCTTCGTCCGACGCTACAATAAAGTCAAAGATAGCTTTGTCGGGTTCTGTAGTTTTCACGCCCATTTGGACTTCGCTCGATCAAACAGTGGCATATGTTACAGGTAGTAATTTAACGTCATCACCGGCAACTAGGACTTCTTCTAGAGGACTGAAGAAGTATGTGGTGAACTTGTATGACGTCAAGAACACATACTACGACAACGAAGAAGTATACGTCAGAGTAAACATATTTGATCAAACTTCTCCTCTGATCAAGGTTACAAAAACCCCAGTCGAGCTAGCAGGCGTCGTCATAAGGGAAGTACACTACCAGTTGAGAGACGCCGTGACAAATGAAGTCGTGGTTCCTTTCGACGACGTGAGAAATTCGACAAAAGTTTCAAGCGATGCCTCAGGAATGTTCTTTAAATTCTACACATCAGGACTAATAGTAGGAAGAACTTACATCTTTGACTTGATGATAAACCACAACGGCGTGAAGACAAAATACCTAAACTCATCACCTGCTTTCAGAATCTTGAGCGGATCATAACGGGATCAAAGAATGAGCACTAGGTCCAACTCACCTTACGTACCGTCCTTCATGAAGTCTGCTGTACAGGACTCCAAGCCCGTACAACTTTCTTACTCAGATTTCAACCTGACAGATTCAAATACGGGCAGTGATGACTCTTTCAAGTACGACCCACTTGGTTATCCGCTGAAGAGCACACAGCAGTTAAACTTGGACTGGTCGTTCTTTGAAAATCACTGCTTCTTCTCTTCTGCTGAAGTAAAAGTCAACGAGGCATTCAACAAGATCATCAACGGTTACCCTTTCGATGGATCTAAAAGAGAAGTTGAATCCTTCCTAGACTCTCTCACAGGTTTCGAGAAATGGGTGTTCGACAGATTCCCGACGTGGACTGGCTCTCTGAGATTCTCTGGCTCTTCAGGGACAACACAGATAGATGGCTCATGGATCGTCGTAAAAGATAAGTCTGGAACACTGTATCCTGAGCTATCGAAGAATAACTCTGGAGAAGTAGTGCTGAATCCGGGAGATGAGACTTCACTGTCCCTCGAGGCTCTTGTGTACATACCGGAAATGGCGAACAGTACACAAGTAATCTTTCAGAAGAGATCAACGCAACAAGACGCTTTTACTTTTTACTTAGAACCTTCTGCGTCGACGACGGACGTCAATGCAGTTTTCAGTGTATGCTCAGGATCCAGTAGAAACTACGTGGAAGGTACTCTGAGAAAAGGTGAATACAATCACGTCTGCGTCATACTCAACAAAGAAAACGTACGAGAGCACAAACTAGATTTCTATAGAAATGAAGGTCTAGTTGCTGAGAGTGTCAGCAGAATAAGATTCGACAAACTCAACATAGACTCTTCGGACTTTGTGATAGGATCGGGCAGCTCTTTCTTCAAGAGTAACACTCTCGTCACTCCCAATCAGACGTTCAGTGGTTCTCTTGACGAAGTCAGGATCTTTCATTCCGTGAGAGACGAGAGACTTCAAAAACTGTACGCCTCCAAAGGTATATACTCATCACCAGACCTGAAACTCTACTATAGATTTAATGAACCGTCAGGTTCTCTCTCGTTCAATGGAAATTCTTCTATAGACTCGGTCGTTCTCGACAGCTCAGGCAACTCCCTGCACTCTAATGTCAGTAACTTTTCGTTCGACTTAAGGAGTGATAATGAAGACGACACAAAAAGCCCACTTACAGACGAGCGGGATGAATTTAAGAAAGTCCTGTTTCCTGCATATGCAGATGTGACTTCACTCAACATCGATCTCTTGACGTCAGCAAGTCTCTACGACGCAAAAAATCCGAACAACATCATAAGACTAGTACCCAAGCACTATCTTCTCGAAGGAGCGCTCGAAGACGGATTCAGTGACGTGGAGGGCAACGGTGGTTCTCCCTATACTGGTGAAGGCATCCCGGGACAGGGGAAAAGAGGATCCGTTCAGATAATCTTGACTTTCTTATACATCTGGGCAAAGTTTTTTGACGAACTTAAGATGTACGTAGATGCATTTGGAACTCTAAAAACTGTCGACTACGAGCTGAACGAAACAACACCAGACAACTTCTTAGAAGACCTCGTACGTCAATACGGATTCTACCTTCCCAAGTTCTTCAGCAACGCAAACGTCGAGCAATTCGCCGAAGGTCAAAACATAGCGGGTCTAACGAACATCAACACACCTTTGAAGAAGATACAGTCTATTCTTCTCAGAAGAGTTTTGGTCAACATGCCTGACATCGTCAGGTCGAAGGGAACACAGCACAGCATAAGGTCTTTTTTGAGGTCCATAGGAATAGACCCGGAAAATAGCCTGAGAATAAGAGAATACGGTGGATCGACCGTAAAGCAATTAAAAGACTCGAGAGAAAACAGAATAGAAGTGGGTTCAATGGCTGAATTCACTGGTTCGTCGCTCGTAGTAACGACGCCTCTTTCAAGTTCACGCCCAGAACCAGGCTACCCACATCCAAGAGGTACATTTGTAAAGTCATCTCTTGGTGCCAATATAGACACGGACTACGTGTGGGACGGTTTGCACACTTCTGGTTCTTGGAACATGGAAGGACTTTTCAAATTCAATAATGAGAGAATCGATCTAATAACTGATCTCAACGGCCAGTCTTTGATGAGAATGATCGTCACAGGCAGCTCTGCGACAGCAGACCCAGGTCTTGTGGTCAACGTCGTCGCGACGCAATTCAATGATTACCCGCGCAGTATCGCTTCAGTTCAGGCTTTCGTGAGACCTGGCATGTCGACGTCTTCTCCTCTGCTTCATTTGACGCTAGACATGAAAGGAAAGGGTATCTTCGACGGAGACAAGTGGAATGTGGCGATTGGCTGCATGAGAAACGATGAGATAGACTCTGTTAGGTCATCGTCTTACTACCTGAGAGTAGGAAAGACGGAATCAGGAGAGTTGAACGATCTTTATACTACGTCGTCTTACTTCTTTGAGCAGCCTCTCGCTGAGGGCAACGTATTTAGAAGTGGATCCACGCAACACAATGTGTCGGGAACCTACATAAGCATGGGCGAAAACCAAAATATTCCTACGGGTACTCCGATGGGATCTTACCTGTTTCTAAACGATACTACGTCATCTGATCCCATAGCGAGAACCACACAGTTTTTTGGATGGGCTTCAAATCTTAGATTTTGGTCGAAAGGATTGTCCGAATCAGAGTGGAAAGAGCACGTAAGAAATCCAAAGTCGGTAGGAGTATCAAATCCCCTAGTCAACTACAACTACGTGAACAAGATATCAGGATCTTTTCAGAAGCTTAGACTAGACACACTGACAAAGCAGCCTACCAAGAATGCCACAAGTATTGGTGAAATAGAATTCTTGGATTTCAGTCAGAATAATGTTGTCACAAGGGGCACAGGTTTCTTATCGGGGACTCAAGTCTTGAGAGGTGACATCTTCAACTATTCCTATCTGTCACCTACTTTTGATGAATCTTCAATAAGCGACAAGGTAAGGATAAGAAGCTTTGAAGACAACAGCTTGGTTCTTGAAAATCCACAAGCTGTTCTCTCTGCGACTTACCTGAGCGACACATTCTTTCTCCAGGAGGAGCCTCAAGACGACTTGCGTTTGTCCATTGAGTTCTCAATGGTAGATTCTCTCGACAAGGATATGGTAAACATGTTCTCCTCATTTGATCTTCTTGGAGACATTCTGGGCAGTCCTGAAATGGCGTTCTCTCCAGACTACCCGGACCTAGAAAACTTGAGAGACGTGTATTTCAATCGTTTGTCAGGAAAACCTGATTTCAGAAAATTCTTGGAGTTCTACAGATGGTTCGACATATCGATATCATCTTTTGTGGAGCAGCTGATACCCAGCAAGACTATCTACAAAGGAACAAACTACGTGATAGAATCACACATGCTGGAGAGACACAAACATCTCTACAAGCATCAGAACAACTACATTGGAGAGAGAAGAGCGATAGACGACACATTTTTAGTCCAGCAAATAGTTGGAAGAGTAAAGAAATACTGAGCCAGAGCCATGTCCAACAATACCATCAGTGTAATAACGATACAGGGAGACGACAATTACTACAACACGTCGTACCAAATCAAAAAGAGTAATGAAAGCTCTTTCGAAGACAGGTTTGAGGCCGCCGCATCTGGCTCGCAAGCAATAAACTTATTTGCTATCAAAAGCTCATTTAGAAATAAATCTTCTGCAAACTCATCTGTATACGCAGTTAGCTCAATAGACACAGACCCGTCAGGAAATCAGAGAAAGATACTCTCACCAAACGTTGACTACTTTTCTTCTTCAAGCATAGACGCTTACAAGAATGGAATAGAAATAACACAAAACAAGCACTGGACTGCAGGACTTGCAAAGTTTACAGCAGGAACAGCAGGTCACTTGTATGAGAATACTTTCTTTGGCGTCAATAGCATGCCTATCACGGCTTCGGCCGCGTACTACGAGCTAGACGTATTCGACCCGATAGCATACATTCAAAAGTCTTCTGGGTCGAACAATTTTCAGTATCCCATAGTGACTTCTGACGTCAATCAACGTGAGAACGAAGTTCTAAATGGAATCATAGAGCCTTTCTCCATAAGACCTGTAGTAGCAAATTTCTCTCTCTACTTTCCCTTCGAGCCTCATTCTACCAAAGGGCAGTTTGGAAACGGCAACACGAATTGGAGACTATCGAGCGATTCAGTAGAGTCTGTATTCGTCTACGACACCGACAGAAATTCTGCTTTCTTCTTGGACGCATCCGACGTAAGAAAAATTTCCACAGGAACGTCGGGATCTGTGCCTGTAGGACCACCAGACGGTTATTTCAACTTGGAGGAGAACTTCTTAAAGCCTTTCAAGGACTTTATTTACCCAAGAAACTTAGAGCCAAGTGCATCTTATGGATCGATGATGACTGCAGCTCTGATGTCCATGACGGCGTCGAGGTTTTCCGAGAACTACGTCACCCAAGAGAAAAAGTCAGCGACGGCGGGATTTGACTGTGAGTTCATAGAGCAAGGTGTTGACTCTGTGACCTATAGAAACTCCATGTGGAACTCGAAAAACAGAGACAATAGAAGACACAGAAAGACGATGCTTGACTTGAGGGAGTCTGAGAGTTACATGAGGACCGACGCAAAATTCAACGACAACAATACAGTACTATTTCGTTCAGGTAGCAACTTCCAGACTGTAGAATATCCTGTGATGATACCTCTGGAACTGACTTCAAGTCTTCAGCTAAACAGCACGGTAAAGAGTGAACTTTTTAAGAATGGAAGCATAAAAGTAACGAGAGGCGTGAAATCGGGTCTCTACGAGACTCCTCTGAGCGACAGCATCTTGAGCTCAAAGAGAAGGCTAGGAACACTATGACGAGATCTTTCGTAGAAGATGGTCTACATGATCAAGACTTAAACGACGCATTCTATGCGTCAGGCTCGAATGCGTCGGTTGGAGACAGCATAAAGACATTCTCGAATTCACTTAGAAACAAAGAAGTAATAAGACTGACATTCCCGGTCAGTTCTAAGACTTCAATGATTCATAACAGCAGCAGTATTTACTATTTTAACTCGTCGACTGGAACCTGGGCGTTGCCGACGAGTCTAATAAACTTTACAGGAAGCCTAAGTCCTTTCAAAAATTTTAGTGTGAATACTGGTGGTAAGACTTCAAGTCTTGCGAATGGTTCTTTTTTTGTGGAAGATCATTTAATGCACGACTTTAGAGGTCAAAATCTTTCAATAGGAGACTTAAGCGTCTACAGAATTCCTGAGCAGGACAACACCCCCACTCAAAAATTATTGGAAGAAAATTTTAATCTCGGCGGAGAAAATTTTAATCTCGACAAACAAGGAGAAATTTCTTCACAGAACTATTCTTTGAGTGCTCAGAGATCTTCGAAGTTCGATGCTTCTCCTAGTGAGACTTTTAGCGCAAATAACGAATACCCTTTCTTAATTGAAAAAGTCGTGGTAGAAATACCATTTTGCTTTGGAAGCGGATGGTTTTATGACAAGTCTACTCTATGCACCGCGACTTCTTCACTTGGTGACTACACACTTAACGGTTCATCAGGAATGAACAATGCTGTGAACATCTTTTCTCTGTATGATCAAGGAGGACCAGCTCTAACAGTGACGTTAATGTCCCAGAAGAACTATGGAACAGGAAAAATTAGAGATATGATTAGCAAAGGTGTCATCACGCACGAAGAAGACACAACTTTTGAAATAAAATTAAATAAAATATTTGATGGATACAACAGCACAGATTACTGGTACGCGAACACAGTCGGACTCAACACAGGTAGTTATGACTCTGTAGTCTCAGCAAGCTACTCCGGATTAACAAGATTTCATACGGGAAGCATAAAAATAAAATCAACGGCTTCAATCACTAACGGCTGCAAATTAATAGACTATGCGGGAGGATTTATTTCTTTCATCGTGAGCCCCCAGCAGAAATTTAAAAACTTGGTCACGAGAAAATTCAGTGAAGAATTTTTCAAATCAGGCAACGATAGCATAAGTGATCAAGTAGGCCTCATAGGCGTTGACTCTTTTGGAAGAGGAATGACAGGTTTCTCTCCTAGTGGTGGCTCTATATTTGGCGGAGAATACACGATGGCCAACACAGGATCCTTTAGACTTGATGGAGCCATGAGAAATCCGTTCTACATAGAGAATGTTCTAGATAGACAAGCCTTGATCGATTACGTCACGCAAAGTCTTCAGCTGGACACGAGAAACTTCTTTACTAATCCTCTAAGTTTCTACTTCGTATCGGACATCTTCCTAGGAGCCAGCAAGTCTTCTCCCTATCTCCTCTACCCGGGAGAGAAACTAATTCTTTCTGTCTCAAAAAATAGACCTTCTTTTAGATCATTTAAGATTGATGTTGACACAGTAGCAGATCCAAATGCAGACATATACGGCATCCCATCCTTCATATCTTCTTCTTTCTATAACGACATGAGAGGACTTCAAGGACACGACGTTCAGCTCAGTACAGGATCCATAAACATAACTTTGTACGGATCATATGTAAGAGCAGGAAACAGTTACATCCCATGAGCATATACGAATCTGTATACACAAACTCCTTGGCGGACGTCATCGGAAACGATCCCGTCCTAGATCAGTTCGATATCTTCTACGAGGCTTCGTACTACGGATCCACCCAGGACGATTACGTCACCGGTTCTCTCCTAAATAAGATCGTAGGAAGAGGTTCTAAAGTAACTTTTACTACTGGGTCTCGTGGTAGGTACTTTAGCAAATTCTATGCTGCTAATCAACAACCTCTCAACTCTACATACGGTTCAGAAGCTGTCAACAAGAATCCGAGTCTGTCTTTTAGACTAAAACCTTTGAATTCGCAAGTCTCGAGGACTGCCTACAGAATTCTCCAATGTCACGACAACAATGAGAGATATTACGACTCATGTCTTCCCGACATGTCGTCTATATTGAAGAGAAATGAATCACAGATATGGTCTATAGAGAATAAAGTCAATGCTTTTAGTCCTTATGTCAACGTCACAACAAGCAGTGTGGGCTATTTGTTATTTGATTCCATCGAAGTAGACCGGTCTTCAGATGGATTCTTAAAAGATCCTACTGTCTTCAATGGTTGGACTAGATCATTTCCGTATGAAAGTAGGTATTCTGAGGTCCAAAGACTTGTGTCGGTAGAAGGTCAACTGGGTCTAGGAAGCAGAACTCTTACTTTGAACTGGGACTCACCAAAAAAAGACGATCTGTTGCTGAATACAGTGACAGCTTCTGGAGGATTTTTTGGCTTTCCTGTCACTGACAAGACATACGACACCGACATCCCCAGTTCAGTAAGAGACGACATTTCTCTAAGCAACTTAAGAAACTCGCCGCAAAAAATCATAAATTCTTTCATTCCGATCGTCCCAGGTTTACTAGAAAAGAAGACTTCAGCTGACAACTTCATAAACGGACTCAGGCAAAAAACACTCCTCGACGGAGGTTATGGCACAGTTGCAATAAATGTGGGTGAATATGCCGATAAGTCACTTGAGAGGGAAACAGGATATTCGCTTTTATTTTCGTCCGATGTAAACTTATCGAAGAAAATCACACATGTAGACTACCTGGCACCCTATTCTGCTCCTGATCCCGGACTCGAATACGTCACTGGCTCTATGTACACGTCTGATTTAGTAAAATTCTTGTTCGGATTTGGAGACCTGAATAATGTAACGTACGGTAGAAGAACCTATGATGCAACGAAAAAGAGACTTGCATACAACGAGTCTTTTGAAGATTATTCTGACGGTACAGACACATATGGAATACCGAATTACAAAGACCAATACATCGAGCTAAACTGGCAGGCATTTTCAAGCATTTCAGACACACTAAGACCGTGGAGAGTCAGTACTAGAGATGACGAATTAGTACCCACAACTTCGTCAGATAGAAACATTTACTTCTTTAAGTCAGGATCAAAACCCGACAGCACGTCAAAGGGAATAAAATGGGTGTCAGGATCTACGGACTTTAAAGCACTTGTGTCAGCTACAAGTAAGTACTTGAACGGTCCTTCTGAAATACCTTCAGGAGCTCTAGGGTCGTCAGAATTCTCTCAGTTTTTTTTGGACATAACATCTTCTTATCCGTGGTCTTTTAGCTACGACAGGGCCATATGTGCGGCTACTTCTGACAAATTAACGGTAGTCTTTACGGCCGTACCAGGTGTACCTTCGACAATATCGGCAGGTTTTCCGATGATCTTCATAGAACAGATAAGCGGAACAGGCGGAGGACTAGTTGCCATGGAAACTTACGATTTCATGGAAGATGGTTTTTTGACAGGGTCCATCTATAACAAAAACTATCCTCTACCACCAGGTAGGTGGCAGATATCTTGGCAATACAGTAGCGGATCAAGCACTACTACAAATCCCTCTTTCGCTGCCATCAATAACTTAAAATTCTATACATTCGCCGATATTGAGAAAAGCCAAATGATAGGGAGCAACAATCTTCCTGACTATTCTGCCAAATTAACAGATAGAAGGATCGATCCCACCTTTAGATCGACTGCACTCAATGACGGTCCATGGTCTGTTAATCCGACTGTTGCAAGTCTACATCTGTCAGGAACATCAGACATGTACAGCTCATATGTGTTTGGAGTATCTCCTGTGATCAGAGGATGGAAGTACGGACTAGTCAATGGCATGCCTCAACACACTAAGGTTATATTCAGGAGAGGCAAGTACGGACAGTTTAGAGACATGCTCGAGCAGAGACAATACACAAAGTTTGTGAAAGTCAACACGTCTCCGATGGACTTCGACGCGATATCGGAAGAAGGATTCAACAAAGACTTGACAACCACTCTTCCGAAACAGAACGTAAGTGAATCTGGTCTCCTCGAGTCCGTCGTAGAAGTCAAATTCGTCAGGAAGACAGCGATCATAACACAGAGGGGTGTAGGAACAATTGCCACGCAGGTCGTCCCACCTTTCGAGACGACTTCTCAAAACTTGAGCTTTGAAGTGACTTCATCACTGCCATATTTCGATTTAGTTCCGAAACACAGGACTGTAGAAGAGATGAGGGGGATAAATAGAAGGTCGTTCGTAGACACTGAATCGGTGAGTGCTACAACTCAGCAACTAGGTCTAAGTTCTTGACAGTCACCAAAGCAAAGTTATCTCAATGGCAATCTCGAAAAAAAAAGAAATTGAGTCAATTGTATACGTCTACGAGAATGGAAAACCAAAGAGAACAATTGTCGCGTCAGACTGCCAGGTAGGTATCCAAGGAACACCCTCAGAACTTCAATTGACGGGACCTCTTGATTTGAGCGTGGTCAACGTCGTCTCTATCGGAATCGAAGAGATGAAAAACAGGGTATTAATGAGGAAAAAGTCCGAAGGTCAATTATTGTAGATTATTATGACAGAAGAAAGGCTAATTATATTTCAATTATCAATTCAAATAGTTAATCATCGTTAGAAAGAAGACTCATGTTTGCGAAGATAGAACCCATAAACTACAGAACTGGTAATGCAAAGTGCATGGTGGTCAGAGGAATTTCTGTCCATCTCGGAGAAAAAGCGATAATAGACTGGTCACTAATGGGCGAGAATGGTGTGGACTCTCGTGACTATGAGTCCGGTGCACACGTGTTGTCAGGATCCGACTACGTCGTCTGGGGGGATGACGACAGTTACATCTACACGTGGCTATCGTCACAGCTCAACGTCACTATAGTCGCTCTTGAGACGGGCAGCTATTGGGACTCTTAAACGATCGACAAATCGGGAGGGCACGATGAAAAACTTTAAGAACCTCATCAGAGAATTCGTCAGAGACGTTTTGTCCGAGGGACGACCTTTGGACGCCAAAGTCAGGAAGCTTCGAGTCTTCGACTTCGACGACACCCTCGTGAAGACAGGTTCTTTGATCCACGTCACGAACGAGTGGGGAGAGAAGTTCGACCTCACACCGGGAGAATACGCCGTCTATGATCCACTTCCGGGAGACGAGTTCGACTACTCAGACTTCTCCAAGTTGATCGACCCCCGAGAGATCGTCTGGGTGGGAAAGATACTTCGAAACATCCTGAGGACGGGCGGCGAGGTGGTCATCCTCACGGCCCGCGCAGCCCAGGCGCCTGTGTATCAGTTCCTCGAGGACGCAGGACTACCGAGGATAGAAGTGATCGCGCTCGCATCGTCCGACCCGCAGAAGAAAGCGGACTACATAGAGCGTCGAATCGTCGAAGACGGTGTCAAGTTTGTCGAGTTCTTCGACGACTCACCCAAGAACGTGGAGGCCGTGGAGGGCCTCAATGGTAAACACCCAGGTGTGAAGATCGTCTCCCGTCACATCGTGCACCGTGAAGAAGTCTAGTTGAGAACCCCTGACAGGGGCTGTTCCTCTTCCTCCTGTTGCAGGAGGCCCATGGAGGGGTCCGAGAATAACTTCGGGAAATCGAATTTAGATACAACGGCGTCTTTTACTTCGGTTATTTTAAGACCGTCTCGAGAGTCCTTGGGGCGCCACGGAATGTCCCCGCCAAAGATCCAACCGCTGTATACCTCGAGGTATCCCATCTTCTCCTCGGCGCCTTTGGCTGGGGTGATCTTTCCAACTCGGACCTTGTCGTATTTGTCGTAATCTGTTGACGACAATGTGATCGGGTTGAAGAGAAAATCTTCGCCTTCATCCGCGAAGACCCACTCGGACCCGACCCACTCAACTTCGAGTATGTCACCGGGGCGCAAGGAGACTATTTTTCTATACTCTTCTTCGAACCCGTCCGGATAAGGAGGTTCGTCTTTGAGGTAGAAGGCAGACTCGGCAGAGTCGTAGAGCGTGAATGACCACGGTTTGGAACCGCGTTTCAGGTTGAGTCTTACTTTCTTCACTTTGACCTCGACATTGTAAGTATTCTACAACGAAGCGAGGAGATTTTTGGATCAAGAAGCCAAGTACTTCTTGCGAAGAATCTTTCCAATCCCAGGATTCACCTTCAGGGCCTGCGGGACGATCTCCATCCGGATGAGGTTGCGCATGTAACGCGGATCGGTGTTGGATTCATCCTCGATCCAGGACAAGTTCCTTCGCGATGCCCAGGCCCGAATCTCCTCCTTGGGAGTGATGAGGAATGGCCGGATCACGTTCCCCCTGGAATACGGGATCAACTTCGATTCCCCGTGGAGCGAGGTGAAGATCCAGGTCTCGATCGCGTCCCCCAGGTGGTGTCCGGTCACCACAGGACCTCCCAGGGAATCGAGGAAGGTATACCGTTCATTCCTCCAAAACTCCTCAGGGGAAAGGCCGCGGGATTTCTCGGAATTAATCCGTCCAATCCTCAGGGGAACTCGACGTTCCGATGCGAACTTCACCACGAACTCCTCAGCGCGCTGCGAGTTCAGCGTTCCATGGTGAAAGAAGGCGAGTTGAACATCGCGCTTACCGTTCATCAGAAAATCTGAGATCACCACGGAATCGATGCCGCCTGAGAAGGCGATCGTGCACTTACGTGGTAGTTCACCAATGAACTTCAGCATGTTGCCTCGTAGAGAATTTGTGGAACGGGTGGGACTCGAACCCACACAAACCTGTTTATGAGACAGGGGCTCTAACCTATTGCGCTACCGTTCCGTGTTGAAGAAGTTGTTTCTTCGTGCCGCCCGTGGGAGTCGAACCCACATGCCTCTCGGCGCCGGGATTTGAATCCGGAGTGTATGCCAGTTCCACCAGAGCGGCTTGATGTGTATGTTATACTCCACGCGGGAGAGACTTTACAACAGCTTTAAGTCGCCTGTTATTTTGTCGATCCTTGAAGAAACGTCGGGTCCGATGGCGATGCAGAGGGTCTCGGACATGCCGTCATCCACAGTGTCCTCAAAGATCTTGCCTTGCACTGGGTAACACTGAAGTCCTGCCATCTCGGCTCGCATCCCGAGCAACCTCAGCGAATCTTCAGAGTTGACCCCCAGCACGACACGAATGGACCCACTGTTGATCCAGTCCGTCTCTTCAGGCGTTAACTTCACGGTCAGCTCATCTCCGCGATCGGACTCATCGTTCGCGAGGAAGAACTCGGTGGACGCCTTCGCCACCAGGGAGGCCACCTGAGATTTCTTCATCTTCAGGTCCTTACGCACAAGTATCACTTGCTTCATTCCGTTCGCCATGGTGGCCTCCTGACTCTAATTTTAGTTTGTAAAAATGGTAAAATTTTCTCGGTGACTTGTAACGGTACTTCAAATTTTCTACACCCATAAGTAATCATAAGATTGGAGATCGTCACCATGAAAGGTAACAAGAAGTTTGCATTAGTTCTTTCGGGTGGAGGTGTAAAGGGAGCCTGGGAAGCGGGTTTCCTCAAGTATGTGGCGGAAAATTGGGGACATAAGTTCACAACGGTGTGTGGTTCTTCTGCGGGAGCACTCAACGGATTCTCTTACGTTTCGGCCGCGTCTTCGGAGAACCTTTCCGAGAAGATCATCGAACCATGGAACAAGGTGAGCTTTGGACAGGTGGCCAAGGTACCGTGGAGCGACATTTTCTCCCTCAAGTTCTACTCCCTCATGGATAACTCACCCCTCATGGAGTTCCTCCAGAAGAACCTCGATGCCGAGAGCTACAGGAGAAACATCGATACGGGTGTGGTTGAAACGAACATCATCACCACCACGGAACTCTCCGAGAAGAAGGCATACATCTGGGTGGATTCGAAGGAGGACAGGAACTACGATTCGGCAAACTGGAAGGTCGTCAAGCGTCACCTGGGACCGGAGCATGCAACCGCATCCGGAGCGATCCCCGTTGCGTTCAGGTCCGTTCAGTTGGAAGAAGGATGGCACATCGATGGTGGCCTCTGCAACAACACACCCATCCTCCCTGCGATCATGTCCATGTACAGGGATCGTGAGGTGAAGACTGCAGAAGACCCAGAAGTGAAAATCCTCGTGCTCACTCTGCCGGAACCAGAAACGAAGCAAGACTGGACTCGTGAACCTACGATCCTCACCCAAACATCGAGGATGTTTGAATCCCTCACCGTGAATCACATCTCACAAGACGTGTCTAAGGCCAACACTATCAATGATTTCCTCGATTCGATGGGTCTGGACTACTACGGCAAGTACAGACGCATCAACCTCATGCTTGCACGTCCAAGTAAATCCCTCGACTCACTAGCAGCAACTGTGCAGGAAGACATCGCTTGGGGTTTGATACCCTCTAATTGGATGACTTCCCTCGCATTCATCCTCATATTCCAACCTTACATTCAGGTGCTCTTGAAAGAAGGTTACGAGGATGCGAAGGGAATGCACGATCAGCTGGAGGAGTTCTTCAATTCCTGACGAACTTCCATGAGGATCTTGCCGAGAAGATTCTGACCTACTCCCCTACATACACCCCACACGCGGTCGTTCCAGGTGTTGTTGTGAACAAGTTCGGCGTCCTCTGTCTTAAGGAGTTGGTCGGCTAGAAACGGAGACTCGAACTTCTTGCGCACGAAATCTCGCATCAATCCCTCCTTCACGGAATCCCAGTCGGGACGCATCTCCACACCTCTCCCCAGCTTCTTTGCGATGGCAGGATCCTTTGCCTTGCGAATCAACTCTCGAGATTCTTCGTTGAGGGTCTTGTGTGCCTGGTAGGCGTGTTCGATCGAAGGCCAAGATTTACCGTCTATCCAAATTGTGGAGGGATAAAAATTGGACAGAAAAGCATACCCCGATGCCAATGTGAAAGAATCGATTATTTTTCTGTCTGTCATCTGGAAGCCCGGGTGGGCATCGAATCCCACTCCTCCTGGAGGTGTTCCCTCAAACTGCCGGGCTTGTTGGTCACTTCTTGATGGTGGTCGTAGGGGCCGCAACAGGTGTTGCTGCAGGAACCGGAACGGCTGCCGGTGCAGTCGGTTCAATGACGGGTGCCACAGGGGCCGTAAGCGGAGCGACAGGAACACCGGCGTCTGCATCGACAGGTGCACCGGCAGTCTCACAGCATGCAGGCTTTTCGGCCGCGCCGGCGTCGACGACCACAGGGGCCTCCACCTTCTTCTCGCACCCAGCGAGGACGATTGCAGCGACGAACACGATCGAATTGATTGCTAACTTCATGATTTATTATCTCCTAAGATCCTTGTTTTAGATCTTGCATTTTATTTATTACGCCTAGGACACAATGTATACAGAATTATTTCTGTGTAGTCTAACTTAGATCGTCACGTTCTTCTGGTGACCTACCTTCACAGAAGGGTCAAGCATGATCTTGTATCCTGCACGCTGAACCTTCCTACACCATCCCACGTCTTCAGACGTGGTGTCCCTTAGTTCATCAATCACGATTAATTCTGAATTGAACCATGGGTATTCAATTTTCGAGAACACTTCTGTCCTCACCAGGGCGAACCCAAGACCTAACCAATCGACCTCGAGAAGTGGGTTGGCCATGGCCCGAGCCTGACCAAGCGTGTACGCAGGAAATGTGTAGTGCCTCTTGAAGAACTCTACATCCCAGGAACCTGCCACGATTCGCTTGTCGGCCTCCTTCGAGAGTGCCTCCGTGGAGTAACAATACGCACCTGCGACCACAGGAACATTGTGTGACCACAATCGCCAGAAGTCTTCAGGCTTGAAATCAATGTCGCTGTCCACCATGAAGATGTGCGTCACATCTTTGGTATCGTATGGTTGTTGGAATTTGCCACGTTCCAAGGAGGCGCCGCACACTTGCGCGCGACCATGAGGTAGAAAAGAACTCTTAGAGAAGTTGAAGTGATGTCGTAGTCCACGTCGTTGCATGTCAGCTTGCAGCATCAACAGCGACTTGACGGTGTCGGTATGAATGGAACCGCCCGTGGGGACAGTGACCATCACCACGGGCGGTTGCTTAGGTTGAAGAGAGAGGGGTTGACTGATCACCGCCACGCTCCTTCGGTAGCGGCGACATCATCCATTTTGATGACGATGTCGTTCGTGTCGAAGTACAGCTTGTGACCCTTGCCGATCACATAACCACGCTTGATGCGGCTCGGCCCAGGAACACTACACTCACCATCGGTCATGATGAGCAGACCATCCCAACGACCACGATTCCGGGGGTCATTGGCAAACTTCGTGGGGGCGTTGAAGTCGGTGCCACCACCTCGAACGCGCTTCGGCGGATGATTGGTGCCGCGGCGCCACTCGTACAGGTCCTTCTCGTGGGCCTCCGTGTCGAAGGGAAGGATGTCGATCGACACCTTCTTCGTGAGGGTCGAGAGCTCGCCAAAGAAATCAGCAAGCATTTCATTGGAGACGGAACCCGACTGGTCGATGGCGATGAGTAGCTTCGCCGTGTAACCTCGCTTCACACCCGGATGGATGTAGGGGTAGCGGGAGTTGATCCTCTTGATCGAGGTGGTGCGGCCTCCACGAGTGATGGAGCCGACGAACTGACGAAGCACGTTGCGCCAGTTGATGATCGTTGATACCGACTTTCGGATCTGGTCCGCGAGTTCGACGGGAATGTTACCCCAGCCATTTGCCTGGCTGTCGGCGTGCTTCGTGGCCTTCTCGATCACCGCCTTGACACGGCCTTCCACGTACTCACGTTGCGACTCAGGAATTTCCTGCCACGTGCCGTGCTCATCCATGGAGCCGATGACGTACTCCTCACCTTCACCGGGGCCTTCGAAGCCCTCACCACCGGCCGCCTTGTCCTTGTCGGACTCCTCCTTGATCTTCTCGAAGTACCACTCCGAGGCCTTCATCGGAGGCAACTTCTCGATCACGGCAGCGAGCTTCTGCGCCTGCTCTTCGTCCTTCGTGTATTCACGGCCGTCAGGATGCTTCGGGCGGTGACCTGGGACAAGGGCGAACTCGGGCAGTGGGCGGTCGCCGCTGAGACGATTGCCGTTGCCGTGCTGCGACGAGTCCATGATGATGCTGTTGATGGCCAGGTCGGTGCCGATATTCCACAGTTGTGGCGGAGTGCGGCGGCGGCCATAGAGGTGGCCGAAGACGAGGTGGTAGTACTCGTGGGTGAGGACGCCACGGACCTCCCATTGCGACAGTTTCGCGAAGAAGTCCGGATTCCACAGGAGGGTAAGTTCGTCGGTCTTCTCGTTGTAAGCCACGGCAGCAGTGGGAAGCTGCTTCGTCGGCGTCTTGTGGATGTGCCGGCTCAGCTCCGCGAAGAACGGATTATCCTGGAGGAAGCTGATCAGGTGCCGGTCGAGGTTGAAGTCGGTTTCACAGTTTTCGTACATGGTAACATCCTATCACATCGTGGAGGCACATTGCATCCAGAACGAGGAATAAATATTCAGGAGAATTCCACCTATTTTGGATCCACACAACATCGCATGCCCTGCTGGTAGAAGGCAAAAGATTCATTGTGGATCCTCGTGGAAGGACGACACCGGGTGCGCACCACCGACCAGTACCCACCCTTCAGGATCGACCGATACCCAGTCTTCCGTGTGGAACTCGTCCACTCATCAACATTGCCGGTCATGTCGTGCACTCCGAATGGACTCACGCACCTCTCCATCGTTCCGCTAGGAACTCCCTGCCACAACCGGAGCAGCTCCTCTCCCCGTCTCCGAGGATCTGAGAGGGCGGCAACATCAGGAGCAATCCATTTGTGATCGATGTTGCAGGCGGTAGCGTCCCGCTCGTACCCGTAGGGATACGGAACCCCCTCCTCACCTTCACAGGCGAAAGTCCACTCTTCCTCAGTACACAGGCGCTCCCCCACCGCCTCGCAGGTCTTCTTGGCAGTGTACCAATCGATGAACACCACGGGTGTGACCCCCACCTCATTCGGGAACTCATACGTGTCCATGCAGAAGTCCATCCCGTGACGTTTCCCTTTTAGGCCATCAGTAACCTTGAGCCATTTCTCTCGATTAAACCTGGCACACCTGGCGGGGAACTGGGTGGAGATCCACTCATCGCAGGTGGAATCCTGTAGCACCTCCACCATATCGGATCCTGCAGGAAGTGCT